CTACGTTACTATTGCCATATGTTGCTGGTAAACCTGTTAGTTGACTACCATTGCCCAGGATGTAATTGCCAGTTATATTGCCTGTAGCACTTACTGCACCGTTTGTGTAAAGAGTTGTGCCATTCCATGTTAGATCAGGTGATCCGCCCATGGTTCCGGCATTGTTGTACTGTATTTGTGTGTTGGATCCGCCAATTTGACTCAGTATGTTAATTACAAAAGTCAATGCAGTAGTACCAATAATAATTGGATTATCGGTGGTTAATTTCCATTGGGTGTCGTGGTATAAAGACCCTTCGGTAACCATCACAATCATGCCGGCTTGTACTTCGCCGTTTTCGTTGCCGTCAGTTGTGCGAAGCCATATGCCGTTGGCACCTGTGCCCACGGAGGATACAAAATACAGGCCATTTTGGCTGGCCGTGTTTTGTCCAGTTACCAAAACTCGATCGTCTTCTGCCAGGTTAACTCCGTCAACTTGACTTGGGGCTCCGCCGGCTAGTGTAACATCGCTGACTGTGATTACACGAGTTGCTTGTTTGTAATCTATATCAAAAATCTGCGAGGCACGCGGTTTAGTTAATCCCATTGTTCATCCATTGTTATATGATATTTAGTCAAAAAAATAGGACTACAAAAGTCCTATTTTTGAGTTTAAAACTGTTTTTTAAAACGGTGTTGTTCCAGTCTGTGCAACTGTGCCGTTGTTGGTAACAGTTTGTGTGCCGCTTGTGTCTGTGGTCACTACTGCACCCAACATCAAGTATTCAGTGTTGGCACCTGCTGTCAACGGTGCTACTGGTGCAGTGATTGTGGCACTGTTGCTGTCGTACACAGCCGCACCAATGGTCGCTCTGAAATTGGTAATAAATCCTGGAAAATATCCACCATAGTATCTACCTACCCAGTTGCTGTTGCCCCAACTTTGACTGTCAGTTTGTGTGCCACCGCTAGGACTGCTGCCACCTGAAGCGCCGGTTGCTCGAGCACAGGTCACTGTTGAATAGTTGTCAACAAATGTACCAATCCACATGGTTTCTAGATTAGTGCTGGCATTGCGATTCAGCACTATGTATTGCCACTTGTTAGTTTGCAATGTTGCTGCTGGCCAAGTATAACCAGGTTGATATCCTCCACCATATCTATCCAGAGTAATAGTGGCATCATCGCTAGTAAACAGACTCATGCCCACACTTTGATCAGTGGCCAGCAATCCTTTGTTAGTAAATCCACCGGTGTTGTAGAACCAGCCTTCTATGGTAAATGCATCGGCGGCAGGAGTCATACCCGGGGACATTGAGAGATATTGGCTTGAGCCGTTGAAACTCAAACTGCCGGCAAGAGGTGTGTATAAATCTACTGGTGGAGGTGGTGGCGCACCCATACTCCACCCGGGTCCTATACTCCATCCTGCTCCAATTTTTATTCCTAATGGCGGTGCCATGTTATATTCCTTTGTCTATATAAAAAGATAGGGCCCAAAGACCCTATCTTGTTGCTTGCTTATTTACACAGTTTAGTTGCGACCAATTACCACTTCAATTGTGCCTTCAGCACCGCTAAAGTTTTCCAGGGCCTTGCCAATGATACTGCCTGCACGAGCTGAGTTATCCACTCGGGCTGCACCGTTGCCGGCTGCCACCATCATGTCACCTTTGGCCACTGGTCCAACAACTCTACATGGTACGCGACCTTGCAGTGCCACCATTGCCACGTGTTCTGCAGTTAATCCAGCATTCATGATGTAACTTGGGTTAGTACTCACAACACCTGCTACTCTAGTTGAGCCTGCTTCTGTGGACAGCGTAACTTCTTTGTCGCCGCCAAACTCTAACACAGTACCCGGTGCGTACTCTGCGTCTGCTTCGTACTTCTCTGCCAAGTCAGCGTATTGCGCACTTGTTGCTTTGGCAAATACTGTGTTGAAGTAAACACTAGAACTACCAATGTTACCTATGCCGTTGCCGTTAGCGTTAACAATGTTACCACCAGTAATAGTACCTGTTCCAACTGTCAAGTTACCACCTGCAATGTTGCCAGTTGCACTTACAATACCTGCTGTGGTTAGGTTGGCACCTGTTACATTGCCAGTGCCCATACTAACACTATTACCACTTGAGGTAATTGTTGCAGAACCTAATTTAATACTGTTACCAGATAGATATAAATCTCTCCAGGCCTGTGTTTCACTGCCCAAGTCGTATGTGACGTTGGCACTTGGTAACAAGTTACCGCCAAGTGTCAAGCCAACTGTGGTAAACACTGCCACATTGCTTGTGCCGCCAATTGTGATGTTGGCATTGCCACTGGCTGATTGGATATCAAAGCTGGTTGTACCGTTTTGGATACGATCGCCTAGAATGTTGCCTTGCAATGTTGCGTTGCCACTCACAGTCAAGTTACCTTGGATATCTACCAGTCCAGGGCTAATGGTCATCACTGTTGTGCCGGCTACATTACCGCGGATGTTGCCTCCACTGGAGACAACTGCCATATTTGATGTGCCGTTGGTGATAGCAGTGCTGTTGATGTTTCCACCTAAAATTGTTCCGTTTACACTCAAGTCACCTGTAACGTTAACCAGTGCAGCCGTTTCACTTGTTGCTACAATTGCGTTGCCGGCAGCGTTTGAGATGCTGTTGACACTGGTAGTAGTGGTAAACATACGCACATCAATTACGTCGCCTGCGGCAGGTGCTTCAGTAAACGTCAATGTAGTGGTACTGATTGAGTACGCTGTGGTTGGAATCTGTTGAACACCGTTGATTGCAACAATAGCACCAGCAGTGGTTGAGGCCTGCGTCAAGGTGAATGCTACAGTTGAACCATCACCGTTGAACTGATTGTCAGCAACAACTGTAAACGCCGGAGTACCAACTGTTTCCCATCCTGTTGAGGCGTATTGTTCTAAACTATCAACTGATGTGTTGTAACGCAACATACCAACAACGCCTGTTGGACGCTGTGCTGTGTTACCAACTGGGAACAGTACGGAGTTTGTGGCATTAACTGCCAGTATAGCCCCAGTGGTCTGTGTTGCACTGCCAATACTGACGGTGTCTGTCCCTGCATCCACAAACAACAAGTTGGCAACAGTGTCACCATTCACAGCAAAGTTTACATCGGCCAGCGCAGAGTTGATGTTGACAACGCCGCCGCCTGCATCAGTGATATCATCACCTGAAATTACAATGTTGCCAAACTTGCCCGATGTTGCAATCACGTTGCCAGCAGTAACATTACCTGTAGCACTTACAATACCACCTGTTATTATGTTTCCACCTGTTACATTAGCAGTAGCACTTACTGTGGTGGCTTCTATATTACCAATAAATGTTTGACCGGTTACGTTACCAGTAGCACTTACAGTAGTGGCTTCTATATTACCAATAAATGTTTGACCGGTTACGTTACCAACAGCACTTACATTGCCTGCTGTGGCATTGCCTGTTGAACTTACTGTGCCGCCTGTGGCCAAATTGCCACCTGTTACTGTGCCGTTTGCACTCACAGTGCCAGTTACGTCTATGCCACCTGTGGTAAACACCACTACATTACTTGTGCCACCAATTGTGACATTGGCGTTGCCGTTTGTGGCAGTTGTGATATTGGTGTTACCGTTGATCAACGCTATTGCAGAATCAGCACTAACACCAGTCAGTTGTGAACCGTTGCCAATGAAGAAACTACCAGCGCCTGCAGTGATGTTGCCTACGGTGCTTACAGTACCACCTGTGGCAACATTGCCCAAGGTAGCAGTGCCTGTACTACTGATTATTCCGCCGGTGATCAAGTTGCCGCCGGTGATATTGCCGGTGCCAGAAATGTCACCACCTGCACCACTGGTTAAGATATTGCCACCTGTGATATTGCCTGTGGCACTGATCAATCCACCTGTGTTGACATTACCCAGTGTGGCAGTTCCTGTAGAACTTACAGTGCCACCTGTTTCTAAATTGCCACCTTTGATATTGCCAGTAGCACTGATGCTTACTGTGTCAAAATTACCATTGGATGTGATGTTGCCAGCAGTTAAGTTTCCAGTGGCACTTACAAGTCCACCTGTGTTGACATTACCAAATGTACCTGTTCCGGTTGAACTTACAATGCCGCCGGTTAGGACATTACCAGCGTCTACGTTGCCTGTGGCAGTTAAACTTGTGCCAGTTGCCGCACCAATATTTGGTGTTGTCAGCACAGCACTGGCTGGAATGATCAACTGGTTACTGCCGTTAATGCCAATTGTGGCATTGGCAGAACCATCAGTGTTGACGTTGAACTGTGTGCCACTCAATGACAGCGCATTGCCTGCTGTGTACTGTCCTGCTCCTGAGAACTGTGCCCATATAATTTCTGTTGTGCCAACTATGATTGGGCTTGCACTGTTGTTGGTACATACCCAACCTGTATCAGCCAGTACATTGCCAGTTTCAACAAATGTGAACGCACCGTACATTTCATTTGGAATGTCAAAGTCCACAGCACGTGTCAACACGTATGCTGTACCCGGAGCACCTGCTGTGGTTACAACGTAGATACCATTGAATGCAGCCGATGCTGTTGAATTGTTAACAAATGCGCCTGTTTCGTTCTTGACCAGTACTCGCTGACCAGATGCAACTATTTCACCATCAATGGTCAAGTTGCCTGCAACATTACCTGTCAGTGTTGCACCAACACCGCTGGTGCCGTTGTTGTATACATAAGCAGGCAGTGTAGCATATGTGCCTACGTGTACAGATGCTTTAAGGTCAAGACCCTGTGCCACTGCATCAACATAACTCTTGGTTGCGGCATCCTGTGCCTGGACTGGATCTTTAACACCGTTGATGAAACTGGTGTTGACATTGATGTTGCCTGTTCCATTTGTGACCAAACTAATGCCACTGTTGGCAGATGTAGAAGTGATAGTTACCGAAGGTGCTTCAAATCCAGCATTAGCAATTATAAAGTCACCAATGACATTACCGGTAGCAGAAACAAACCCATTTACATTGACATTGCCAAATGTACCTAGGCCAGCACCAGTGATGTTGCCAGTTGCACTGATCAATCCACCTGTTAACACATTGCCACCAAACACATTTCCTGTTGCACTTGAAATGCCGCCAGTCAATATATTACCACCAGTGATGTTGCCAGCGCCGCTGATTGTTCCACCCGTCTCAACGTTGCCCAGGGTGGCCATGCCAGTTGCACTTATTGTTCCACCTGTGGCCAAGTTGCCTACAGTGGCAGTACCAGTAGCACTCACAGTACCACCAGTAGCAACGTTGCCAAATGTACCTGTGCCAGTGGCACTTACTTGGCCACCTGTCAGCAAGTTTCCGCCTGTGACATTGCCAGTAACACTGAATGATCCGCCTGTGCTGATATTACCAAATGTGCCGTTACCTGTGGCACTTACTTCTCCGCTGGTTAATACATTACCACCTGTGATTGTGCCAGTAGAACTCACAGTACCACCTGTAGCAACATTGCCAAATGTACCTGTTCCGGTGGCACTTACTGTGCCTGACGTGGCAACATTGCCAGCAACAACCGTATTTGAAAGTGTAATGCCTTCTGCATTTGACGTGATAGTCTGTGTACCAATGTAGATACTGTTGCCAGACAAATATAAATCTTTCCACAATGCACCAGCAGCACCCAGGTTATAAGTTGCAGTTGTAGTTGGAACCAAGTTGCTGTTGACTGTTCCAGTGACTGTTAAGATGTTGCCAACTGTTACGTTGGCAACCACTGAAACATTGTTGGCCAATGCCACGGTGACACTACTTACGTTGCCAGTAACTGATGCCACTGCAACAGTGATTTGATCAGTTGTTCCGTCAAAGTCAATTGTGTCGCCACCGTTGACTGCTTCTGTAGTTGTGCCGTCAGAGATGGCAAAAGATGAGTTGCCCAATGTGCTTAAAACATACGCTTTGGTGGCAGCATCGGTGTTGGCAACCGGATCAGCAACGTTGCTGATCACCACATTACCAAAACTCACAATAGAGTTGGCTGCCACTGTCAAGTTGGCAATGTTACTTTGACCAGCAACAGTTAATCCAGCAGTTACATTGGCATTTAATGTGGTAAGATTGGCATATGCTGACACTACAATTGTAGTTTCTGTCTCAGGGGTGCTGGTAAATGCTGTTATAAAGGACTGTGCGCTTTCGTCCCAGACAAAAGCAATGTTGTTGGCAGTACCACGTTGACCAATGAAACCAATGTCCACTGCTGGAGAACCAGTCTGTGTGGAAGCCAGTAAAATAACCGGATCTTCAATGGTGGTAATGTTGGTGTCAATTGCAGTGGTATTGCCTTGAACAGTCAAGTTTCCTGTGACAGTAAGATTTGACCCGTAGGTCAGATTGTTTGCGATTTTTGCGGCACTGATCGAATAATCAACTAGTTTCGAACTGGCAACAATGGTTGCATCTGTAATTTGATTATTCTTAATTCTGGTAACAGCCATGACATTCCTTGTTTTTAACTTCAAAAATCGCTAACACCCGTGTTAGCAATCTAAATTTATATGTTATTTACCAAAGTCGTGGCGATAAACACTGCTCAGTTTAATAAACAGTGTGAAATAAATTTGTTACCGGGGAGTTTGTTGTGTTTTTATTTACCAAACTGGTAAAAACATTTAGCAGAATTGCAACATTTTAGTGCAGATCAAGTTGTGATAGTGCTGCCAATAGTCACTTGTTTCCAGGCACCGCCTGTGTACACTGCCAAACAAGGTGATCCAGCAGCACCGTTGGAAACATAGATCACCTGTCCTGTTGCAACGTTGCCTAGTCCGTTGGCCTGTGCTACTGTGTATGCAGGCAGTTGTAGACTGTGACCAGCACTGATATTCAATATACTGGTGCTGGTCACTTGTGCCACAGTTGTAGAATTTATATCAAAATCAATGTTGCCGCCAGCTGTGGTGTTTACTTCTGCAGTTCCTGCAGAGTTTGTCAAAGCAGTTACTGTGCTAACTGTGGCAATAAATCGAATCTGTATGATATCAGTTGTCAACGGAACATCGGTGAATGTAATTTGATCAGTTGCCACTGTGTAATCAACGTTGGGTGTTTGATTTATACCGTTAATTGTGACCAAAATTCCAGTTGCGGTAGCGGCCTGGTCCAGGGTGTATGTTGCAGTTGATCCATCTGGTGTGATAGTTTGATTGGTAATATTTGCTATTGCACCGCCGATACTTTCCCAGTCTGATCCAGTGTATATTTCTGTCTGATTCAAGGCGTTGTTGTAGCGTATTGTTCCTTCCACAGCTGGATCTGGACGCTGTGTGGTGTTACCATATGGAATCGTTATGCCGCCTGTGCCAGATATGGTCACAAGTCCGTTGCCGGTGGCAGTTAGGGTAATGTTTCCATTGGCCAAGTTTGTGGACACTGTGGTATTGGCCACAGTCAAATTGCCAATTGTTACATTGCCAGGATTGTTGGTAACTCCAAGAGCGCCAACATATTCGTAACCTGAGATATACACCACATTTCCTGCAGTCAACACAGTGGGAATTGTTTCGCCAATGAAGTTGAGTACGCCGGCTTGTGTATCAAAGAAATATTCGCCAACTCCGCCAATACCAGTGGAGAATATCTGTGTGCCGGTGGCTTGAATGTTAGCGGCTGCGGCAGGTCCTACATATACCTTTGGCAACCAAGTGGCTCCAAACTCTTGCGGAATCCAGTATTCAACATTGCTCAGCCATGTGGGACGTATGCCACCTATGGGTGGCACAGTGGTGTCCGGGTCGCACTGCACAGAATTTGCGTTTATACGAGCATTAGCAATGCCAGTGATTGCACCAGCAGAGGAAGTAATTTGGTCAGACTGCATCCATACAATGTCGCCACGTATGAACGCTGGTGATGCTATGCTTTCGTTTGACGCACTTTTAGTTGTGGCGTTGGCAGTTTTTGCAACACCTTGCAGTTTCTTAAACAGTAGGTCAATGTATTGTGCGACTGAGACTGCCATTAGTTACTCGCTACGTTTAGTGATAGGCCGGTCACTGACTGACCTGATGTGAGAGCAACTCTCACATAGATTTCGTTTGTTGCTGTGCTGGAACTTGAAACAGTTCCAAAAGTACAAGTTTTGTTTGTACTTGCTGTGTTTACGTTGGGAACAACTACACCACCCAGGGCGCAACCATCTGACCCGTTACCTGGACTATTAACACCAGGATAACCAGCGCCGGCATAGGCAGTGGTCATCGCAATCCAGCCATTGGCACCAGAACTGGAATCAATCACTGATCCTGGCAATGCCACCCATATACCAGCCACATTGCCAGCATAGGTAATGTCAAATTTTGACACATTGGTTCGTATAAATTTGATTGTAAAGTACTGTGTTCCTGTGCGGCCAGCACTTAGGTTAGGACCTGCAGGCAAGTATCCTGTTGAATAATTGGTTTGATCATGTTTGAGTACACCTTGTGACCCTGAGCCTACCACAGTGGCATCGTATGTTTCCAGTGTTGAACTTTGACTGTTAAAGTTTGCTTCGCTGCCTGTGTACGCAGGAGTGTTTCCGGAGCCAGGATTGATGATACGAACAGCATTGCCTGACCCTGTGCCAACCCCAGTGACAATAACATTGCCTTCGTCGATGGCAGTGGCAGAGCCTGATTTATACAATGCAATATTGCCCAGAGCTGAGGTCAATGTCAACGTGCCAGTTGAGTAACTGTTGTTGACACTGATGCTGGGACCAGTTGAACTGCCGCCAAATCCTGTGGTTATGTTTGCAGTGGTTGAGAATGATGCACTTGCAAACGATCCAAGAACGTTACTGCCAATGTTGCTGGCGCTGTAGTTAACTGATGCAGGTGCCGCAAAACTTCCGGCGGCTGAACCGGACGCCAAGGTGTTTGATGTTGGGTATGTGTTGCCACTGACATTGGCCACATTGGCAGAAATTGCAAATTGTGTGGCATTGGTATAGTGCGGAATAGTACTGCTATACAATAAAGTTGGTGACCCTGGCGGAGTCATTGTGCCAGCACTGAAACTGGGAGTAGCAGGACTAGAATTGTCATAGTACCAAACAGGTGTGTTGGTATTGCCTGTGGCAGAATCTGCTATGTAAACTTCGTTCCAACCAGCTGGTGCCGCGGTTCCTGACATAGACGATGAGAACACATACCAGAATCCTGCGGCAATGTTTGCATTGGCGTTGCGATAGTCAAAGTTATTGGTGATCACCAGGTTGCCGCCGTAGGTGCCATTGGCTGTGGGGCTCGCACCGGCGTTCAAGGTCACATTGCCCACATTGGCACCATTGCGAACCGCAGTGATTGTACCGGTATCTCCAGGGCCAACAGTGCTGATAGTGTTGGTAGCATAGGTAGCAACACGCAGAATCGTGGTAACAGTGGCACCAGCGGCCACTGCTTTGTTGGCAGCAGGTGTGTTATCTACCTGTGTGATATTGGCCATTCTGTATGTGGCCAAACCAGAAAGTGACAGTGTTTGTCCGCCCGGAAAATTAGCAGGAGATGGTGGTACCAATTTTCCCAGCACTGTGTTTAGCTGTGTGATACCATCAGTCACTGTGGTAGTGGTGGTTAAAGTAACAGCATTACTAACAAGGTTGCCCAATGTGTTGGTACCCATTGGGATAAGATTGCCCACTACGCCAATGTCAGCTGCCGATGACCATGTCAAATTGCCGGAACCGTTGGTGCTTAATACATAATTTGCAGTGCCGCCTGTGATTGTGATATTGGCATTTGAGCCCAGTGACAATATTCCAGATGCTGCCGATATAGCGTTGCCAGATAACGTTACTCCATTGGCAACAAGATTACCAGTGGCGTTGACCGTGCCATCTACGTTTGCACCAGTGCTGGTGACTACAAACACATTGGCAGTGCCTGCTACACTTGTAGCAACATTAGAATTTGCGTAGACTTTTACATTGCTGTTGCCGTTTTGAATTGATGTGGCATCAATGCCGGTTAATTGACTACCGTTGCCAATGAAGAAGTTACCAGTGATATTACCTGTGGCACTCACTGTGCCTGTGACATCTGCACCTGAGCCTGTGACCACAAACACATTGGCCGTGCCGCCCACACTTGTGGCCACATTTGCATTGGCATATACTTTTACATTGCTATTGCCATTCTGTATGCTTGTGGCGTCTATGCCGGTTAGTTGACTGCCGTTGCCAATGAAGAAATTAGCAGTGATGTTGCCGGTAGCACTCATTACACCTGCGGTGTTGACATTTCCGCCTGTGATGTTGCCAACTGCGCTTACAGTACTAGACGAAAAAAGATTGTTGGCTATCGCATTGCCGACAATATCAAGTGCTTGAACAGGAGTTGCGTTGTTAACACCAACTCTGGAATTTACAACGTCAACAAAGACGACCGGGGTGTCGGCTACTGTGTCAGAAATTGCCAGATTAGAACCATCTCTTTCGAGAGTGTTCTTCAACATCTGTCCTGCAATTTTGCTAATAGCCATTGATTTTTTCCCTTATAGGGTATTTAGTTGATGCAACACTCAGGTTGTGCTATGAATCACGTTGACTGGAAGACCCAATGGCGGCGCACTGGTAAATGTGATATCAAATCCACCGTTAACTGTGTAATTTGTCACTGGTATCTGATACACGCTGCCAATAAACACAATGATCTGTTGTGCTGTTGCTTCCTGTACGGACATGGTGAACACTGTGGTAACACCGTTGCCTATAAAATCATCAACTGTGTAAGCAATGGATCCACCAGCGGACAGAGGAGACCATACAGCACCGTTGTAGAATTCAATCAATCCTATATCGGTGTTAAATCTAAATTGACCAAACACAGGTGCGTCCGGGCGAGTGGCCGAGCTGCCAGTTGGCATGACCACTGATGTACTGCCAGATTCTAGTCGTCGATTTTTGACCCAATTTCCCATGTTACACTGCGATCGAACTCACTGTAACAGTGACACAATCAGCAATGTTTGCTTCAACATCAATGAGATCGCCGTTGTCTAGTATAAGTCTTTCTGTTGATATAACATAGGTATCACCTATGTTGCCGCTGCCAGCAGTGAGTAAAATCTGATTGTAAATCATATTTTCAAAAGCAGCTCCAACACTGTCATCACTGTTGATTGCAAATACATTGACAGAAACATCTGTTCCTGTTGTGTTGCACAAATATATTGTGGTGATTGCCTGTTGTCCAACTGCTTCAAATACTGTGGTTGGTGTGGTTGTTGTTAATCGTGTATTGGTAATTGCCATTTTGATTCCTTAAAGTACAAGACTGTATGCAAGAGCCTTGCGTTTGCTAATTAATTCGTCGTCAACAGTTGTGCTTCTGACGTACACACCAGTACCGCCAGCGCCTTCGGTGTTGTTGTACAGTGCGGCACTGTTTGCTGTTGCTGTGGGCGTTGACGCTATGTTGCCCAAGACCAATTGTCCTGTTATGCCCACTTTGGTATTTACAGAATCAAATGTAAATTTGCTATTACCACCAAACACGCCAGCATTGTTAAATTGTACAGAGTTAACAGGTGCACCCGGTGTTCCGCCCACAGTGCCGGAAGCAATTGTTACATATGCAGATATTGGTGCGCCATTGGCGTCAACACTGTCACTGATTTCCCAATCGCCCGACACTGTGTTAAATCGCAAGCCTGCAAAAGTTGTGGTTGTTTTTTGAGCCACCAAGCCCATACTTTGTATTGCACCGTTGTTGTTGGCTGCAACCGTAATGAATGGGTCAGTGACTTTGAGTTCACTTGAATCAATGTATGTGATGTTGCCAATCACATCCAAGTCAGCGTTGATGGTCAGCAGTCCAAGACCATCTGCTACCGTGATGGTATAGTTGCCGCTGGTATTTTTTACTGTAGCCATTTAGAGATCCTTTTGATTATTTATCCGCATTACAAAGGTACTCAAATCCTCGTGAGTTAAGTTTTTAATCCGGTCTAATTCTGGTAATCGTGCTGTGGTGTTGCCGCAGATGCGAATAAATTCGGTATCAGGGTGGTCTTTGGCCACAGTTGTCAGTTGTTTTACCCAGTTTCCGGTAAAAGTTGGACGTGAATCATTGGGTTTGTAAAACTCTGTGCCAGCATACATGTTGTTAAACTGGTTGTGTACATTGGGACCCATGTCGAATCCTATCAGGTAGATCCTGCCGTGTTGATCTTTTGCCGCAATGCCCACTGCATTTGGACCAGAACTGAATCCGTAATACTCTTTGGGAACAGCCACAGCACCCAGCCCGGGAATGGGTTTTCTTGTGTAGAATCGATGTCGTGCAGAATAGCCTGTTTCTTGTATCAGCTGGGCAATTGGGCGATCTGTTGCCACAAGAACGTCTGGTGTAAACTCTCGATAAAGAGCGTTACAGCCATATACTTTTCCCAATGTTTTGATGTGTTCCAACGGCAGGCCGGACCTGCTGACTCCGTTGCCCAACACAAATGCTATAGTCATAAAAAATCCCCACAGTACTTAGTGGGGATTTGTGAGTTACAACAAAATTAGCTTGTGTAGTTCTCTACAATTGCTAGATCCAATGCACCTGTTGCCAATTGCTCTGAACCGTTTGTGCCCCAGGTGTCAATTTCAGCACCAGACTTGGCCGTTGTGCCTTCGTCACTGAAGAAGTTGTCAACCAATGTTACGTTGTCAACAACCAGAGTTGGATTCCAAACGTCACCGGTGTTGGCTCCGCCGCCTGCACAACCGCCGGCAAAGTTCTGCAAGAACTTGTTGGTCAACTTGCTGACTGTTGTTTCAGTTGAGTCGTTGCTGAAATAACTGATGCTCATGTTGCCGGCTGTAGGAGTTACATCATTTTGCAACACACATGTGCCAACTTCTTGCGCTGTGCCGGTGGTGCTGCCTGCAGAGGCTACTGTAGGAGTAAAAATAGTACCAATGCCGTAGCCGGCTGGAGCACCCATACTAGCCCATTCAGTGTCACCAACTACAGCAATACGCAAGGCCACACCAACCACGGCATCAGCTGGATCAATTGCTGTGGTTGTTGCAACCATAAACTTGCGTGAACCTTTTTGGCGAATAATCAATCCAGGTGTTTGACCACTGTAGCTGTTGGTAATGTTTACTTCGCACTTGACGATTGGATAAGCTGCGCTGGCAACGGTTGTAGGTTGTACACCGCCAACTACACCAAGATATTCTGTGCCAGTCCAAGTACTACTTGGATACACCGGTGCTGTTAAACTTGTTAATGCATTGAAACCAATATCAACTCCAGGGTTTGCACCGGTGCTAGAGTTATAACTAGCTTCGGTAATTTTTTTAATTTTAAGAGGACGTCCCATTTTGTTTTCTCCTTAAAGAAGTCCGATGTGGGTTCTAGCCACTACGCGGTAGGGTTTAGTCTTCCGCATAAAACGCCGTATTGCGTTGACAAGTATTTATGAGTGATTGATATTTTTGCAGTGTCAAAATAACATGTAAATATTGCCATGCAAACCACAGAACAACTTATTGCTCAGGGCAATACCTACAGAGAACAACACCTACCAGAACAGGCCCTGCAACAGTACGCTGTAGCGATGGCCACGGACAGAGGCTCATCGGGTGCGTTCAACAACTACGGCAATGTGCTGAGAGAGATAGGCGATCCTGTGGGCGCTGTTCCGTTTTTACAACGTGCCATACAGTTGGATCCGGCCAATGTCACACACCATTTTAATTTGTCAGTGGCCTACTTGCTGGGTGGAGACTATGTGCGTGGATGGCCTGCATATGAAGCACGACACAATTTTGAACATTTGAAAGGTACCATTCCCAACTATCCGTGGCCTGTGTGGAACGGTGAAGATTTAACAGGTAAAACAATTTTTATTCGTGGCGAACAAGGCCACGGCGATATTATTCAGTTTGTGCGGTTCATACAGAACTTAAAAAACATTGGTGGCACAGTCACAGTGCAAGTGACCAACGGATTAATTCCGTTGATACAATCCAGTGAAATTGGCCGCGGAGTGCGAGTAATTGGTTATGCCGAAAATCCGGGTGATGCGTTTGATTACTGGCTTCCCATAATGAGCCTGCCCGGCAAGTTAAACGTTCGTGTTGACAACTTGCCCACTGTGATTCAATACTTAAATCCTGATCCTGCATTGGTTGCGGACTGGCGCAGGAACCTGGGAGTAAAAAATCGGCTACGAGTGGGCTTTGCCTGGTCAGGCCGACGCGACAGTTGGATCAATCAACACAAGGCCATGCCGTTTGAGACCATGCTGGGCTTGATTCGATCACATGTAGATTACGAATGGTATAATTTACAAACTGACTGCACTGCTGAGGAAGAAAAAGAACTAGTTTCAGCAGGAGTACGCTGTTTTCCAGGTGGTGTGAACTCGTTTGCTGACACTGCCGCATTGGTTGCAAACCTTGATGTGGTGGTGAGTGTGGACACTGCCACTGCACATCTTGCTGCCGCATTGGGCAAACCCACTTGGATCATGTTAAACAACTATGCACCTTGCTGGCGCTGGTTGCTGAACAGAGACGACACGCCTTGGTATGCCACTGCAAGATTGTTCCGTCAACCTCAAATGGGTGACTGGGCCACGGTGGTTGAACGAATCAAGTTACACTTGAAATTGTTTAAGATTTAACAGGTTGCATTTGCACAGGCACAACAGGAGACGCAGGCCTGGGTTGTGGTAATCCCAAGGTTGTTCCTACTGGACTTGCATGCTTCTCAGGAAATAGGCCTGAATATTTTATTTGGTTGATCATACCAATATTTATACCCAATAAAAAAGCACTCCGAAGAGTGCTTTTTTCCTTCCCATCCCTGGGTGGATTCTCTGATTAAGAGAAAGACAAGTTTTGAACAGCAATCTCGCCAACATAGTCAGCGGCGTTACCGAAAGAACTTGCAGTGTTTGTCAACTCTACGAAGCCATAACGAGTCATAAATGACACGACTGGTTCGAATGTTGATGGGTCAAGAACCACACCACTACTCATTAACGGAATATAAGGGCAATAGAATGCGGCAGCATCTGCCTCACTAGTACCTTTGTAGCCAACCAATACGTTAGCAGTGTCGCTAGCATAGGAGTTAACAAATACACGCATAGCACCGTTCAATGTACCAACAAACTTGGTGTTTGTAGGTGCTTCGAATGTGCCTTCTGTTGTGCGAGCAAACGCTGAAGTAGTTGCACTTTGCAACACTGTCAATGCGGCTGGCGAAACAACAGCCCAGTTACCTGCGCCACGACGTGTACGTTGGGCGATCAAGTTAGCTGTACGGTTGATCAACACTGCCAAAGCAGCGTGTTCGTCACCCACAAACGTAGCAGTACCGGAAACGGTAGCTTGGTTGTATGTGTACTCAACAGCAGCCAATGTGCTCAAACTCAAGAGAATCTCTTGGTCAATCTCAGCAGTGATCTCTTGTGCAAGAGCTGCCATGATTTCTGCTTCAACGTCAATACCGTGCATGGCTTGTGCGTCTTGTGCAGATTCAAATGTCCAACGTGCTTGCAACTTACGTGTCTTGGCTTCAACTGCTTGCTTCAAGATTTGAACGGAAATTTGCTTACCGCCGTTACCTTCAAGCGTTGCTGTGTTAGCGCCTGTGTAAGTTGATGTTGATGTTGTATCTTTGCCAACTGTAGAGTATGCAGTGGCAATAGTGAATGGACTCAATGCTTCTTGACCAGCTGTAACACTAGTAGCGGCTGCTGAGTTGTCAGTCAAGTTACCAGCGTAACGCACACGTAGAGTGTGGATCTGACCAACTGGACCTGTCATTGGCTGAACGCCTACCAACTCGTTAGCAATAACTGTTGGCATTACACGACGGATAACTGGTAGAATCACACGGTTTAATGTAGCGATGTTGCCAGATGCTGTGGAACCAGCACTTGCGTTTTCTTTCAAGTACTTACGTGTATTCTCAAGAATAACGTTCATACTAGTGCGCTTAGAACCGTTTAGACCTTCGAGCAATGCTTCCTTGGTCTCGTCCCAGCGACCTTCTAATAATTGTTGTGACATTTAATGTCTCCTTTTAAATTAATTTAACCCTGCCAAACGCTTGATGTCGATAACATTGCTAGATTCAGCACTGTCGTCTTCAATTTGGCTACGGGCAGATTTATCGCCGGTGACTGCTGACACGGATTCTGTAATCACTTTAGAGGCTTTTACAGAGCGGTCGGTTAGAACAGCCGGTAGATACTTTTCAAATGCGTTTTTCAAACGTGGAGTTTGGACGCTTTCGAGTAAATTACGCATGACATCTTGCTTCTCTTTGTTAAGAGGAGCCAGCAAATCGGCCAATGTGCTTTCACGCTCATTAGACTCTTTGATCATTCGTATTTCACGCTCTTTTGACTCATTAAGAACTTTTGCATTCCTAATAAGTTTGATGGCTTCTGCCAATTTTGCATCTTTGTTTGCAATGGTATCGTGTAATTTACGTACTTCTGCCTTCTCATTGAGATGAGTAGCACCAAATTCACTTGCATATGCTTCAAAGATACGACGACCAAAATTGTTCTCGCGAGCAACTTTAATGTCTTCTTGTAATTGACTGAGTTCAGCCTTTAGATGACGGCTAACAGATTGGCTCATTTTCTGTGCAGATTCTGTTACGAAACGTGCTTTCAATGCTTCCAATTGGCCACGTGCTTCACGTACTAGACGAACTTTTGTTTCTACAACATCACGTTTGTCAGTTGCGAATTCTTGAATTTCGCGAGCCAATGCATGAACAATAAAGCCTTCCAATTTCTGGAGTCCTTCATTGTGCTGCTTACGATCTTTACGCAGTTCGCTAATTTCTTCAGCAAGTTTAGTAACCATAAAGTTGTTGAACTTTGTAGCACTTTCATTCATCTTGCCTTGGAACTTAACGCGATCTTCTACCAATTGTGCTTTTTCGGCAGCAACGGCTTGAATTTGCGTAGTGAGACCTTCTGTTACCATACGATCTAGGGCTTCCACCATCACTGTTTTGTCATGTTCATAACGTTGTGCAAACTCTTCGCGGAGTTCTGCACGAGCCTGTTCACGAGCTTCAACCAGCTTGGCTTCCCAAGCTTCGTTGATCTCCTGGCGAGTTTCCTCGGTGATCAAGTCGCTATCTAGTAACGGTTTAATAGCATCTAACATGCTTATTCCTCCCTAATTTTAAGATCTTTGATCAGTTTTACTACTTCACTTTTCAAATATCTTTGTACCTTGTTGTCCGCGCCGGCTTCGCGTGCCACTTCCAATAATCTATGACCGTACTTCATGTTCATGAGGCCTTCATAGATTGCTGTGGGATATGCATTTGGAGCACTGGGTTGTGCAACTACATCTACAGTGACGATTTCAAAATCACTGACATGTCCTGTTCTGTCGTCGACGTTTCCTGACCCACGACTTGAAACACCTAATCTAACACCGCTGTCCAACATGGTTTTAACCAGTTGACCCATTGGCGTTGGTAATATCTTCAATTTTCCATAACCTATTGCACCGTCGCACCACATTTTATCAATCATGTGACTCACACGGTCTAGGTTAATTTTAAGATCATCTGGATGATCTACTTCTCCCAATACCGAATTGCCACTTTTAAGTTGTTCATTAATAGTGCCAACTGCTTTACGAATTTCGTGAGCAGGGTATATTCTTTCATTAGCATTGCGTTTATCACCTTCAATGCAAATTCCTTGCATGTAAAGGGTTTTACCAGAACCATCCTGAGCATCCTCACTCAGCAGTTCGACCTGCGCTTGTGAGAATGTCAAGTGTTCTTGTAGGTAACGAGCCATAATCTCTTATACTGGAGATTTAGTGTTTACGCCTGCAGCCTGTGTTGTCACTGGCTTGGGTGCGGCACCTTGCTTGGGACTGGTTGTCATGCCCATATCTTTTACAGATGGAGCAGGACGACCTTGTGCAGTGTCACCAGTCATCTTAACTGGGGAACCTTGCATACCTTTGGCACCTGAGTTCTGTGGCACTACACTTTTGGTGTTGGCACCGTCGTCGCCCATTTTAGCAGGAGCTACTTTGGACAAACTTACAGCTTCCATCATGCCCATTTCTGGCATAATTTCAGATGTGTCATCCATTTCAATAGCGTCGCCGCCAGCATCCATGTCAAATTCTTGTTCTTCTTCGCCACCTTCGCCGCCCATCATGGCTTCAAATTCAGCCATTAGTTCGTCCAGCTTGTCTTCTAGGTCAACCACGCGATCTTCAATATCGCCTTCACCTGCATCGTGGTCACCTTCCATGTCCTTTGTCAGATCATCGCCGTCTTTTTCTGCTTCGTCGTCAAACTCAGCATCCATGTCGTCTTCTTCGTTCATGCCTTTTTCTTCAGTTTCTACGGAACGGATCAAACTGTCGGCAGCGTCGCCGTCGCCGTCGTTCATTTCCATTGGATCCATGCCTTCGTCAACTTCTTCAGTGGCTAGTTCTTCTTCTTCCATTAGACTTTCGTAGATTTCGCGTGATTTCTCAACAACGATATCATGAAAAAGTTCTTTAGCTTTTGCTTCTTCATCGTTAATTACGAATTCAATTAACTGTTCAAATTTTGATGTCATATTGTTTCCTCCAAAAGGTTATGGCTCATGTTTACTACTTACACAAAAGCAGTAAACTGAGCATATTTAGACGCCAAAACTGGTAGTTTTGACTAATTTATGACAGGGTCAAAGGCCAGGAGGGGCGGCCGGGGGAGCATACTGCTTGCGAATATCTTTGAGTTTCTCTTTGTATTCATAAGTTCGTACATCGTTCATCTGACGTAGCTTGCTCAATTGTCGTAGTGTCAAACGAGTTTTACGCAGTTGATTCTTTTGAGGCTGACTGTTGTCTTGAGCAACATCTTGGTAGCCTTCAGGTTCACGTTGGTAAAGTTCGTTTAGTATCATACAGGTATTTATGATGTTGGCGGTGGTGGAACTGCTGTGGGTGCTGTTCCTGCACCTGCTGGTGCACCTGGCAAGGCACCTGCATCGGGTGCGCCTGCAGGTGGCATAGCAGCCAGTTCTTCACCAGTGTTGATATCTGCTTCCATACCTGCTGGAGTAATACCAATGCTACGTAGGTCTTGTCCTTGTGTAGTACTTAACTCAGGCTGATCACGTTCTTCACGCCAGAGTTTTTCGTTTTCCACAATCTCTTCTTGACTCAATCCCAAGTAACGTTCCATCAAGAAACGCTTGCTCATGTAGGGCAATTGCTCTAGTGCACCAAATGTGCTCACACGACTGGTGTCCATTTCTGCTTGACGGTAACTGGCAAAGTTCTGTGGTGGACCTAGTACAATATCAAAAATGCTGTTGTCGATGTTAAAACCACGCCATTTCATGAACATCTTGAATTCATCATCAAGTTTTTGCATGATTAAACGCTGTAAACGTTCGCAATACTGGTTGAATCTGTACTCTTGTATCAGTGCTGTGCCTACTTTTCCGTCATTCATTGCACGGTCCGAGTCGTCAGGACCGGTGGGCAAATAGCTTGATGGCACACGCAGGCCACGGGCCATTTTGTTGTTAAAGTACTTTAAATCGTCAATTTCGCCCAGCCCTGTGCCGCCAGGTAAGGTGTCTACACTGCTGCCACGTCCGTCTGCTGTTTGTGGGAAAAAGTAATCTTCGTTGATGCTAAGTGGATTGTAAGACGCATCCATCAAGTTTGCACCACCACCATTCACAGTGGGAATTCTACGCTGGTGCATTTCGTTTTTAACACGTTCCACAAAGGCCATGGCCATGTGGCTGGGCATGTTGCCCACGTCAATTTTAAACACTCTACGTTCTGGAGCACGGCTCACACGATAGATCAGCACAGAGTCTTCCAGAAGTTCTTTTTGTTTGTAAACTTTGAAAATGTTTTCTAAGATACTTTGTCCAAATGGCCAGAAGTAATCCAAGCCTTCATTCAAACTCAAATGCACCACGTGCTTGGCATCAATACAGGTTTCATTCATGGCCTGGGCAAATCTACTGTTGCCCACAGTGCCGCCAGCACCACCACCTGATCCGCCATTGGGACTTGAGTAGTTGGTTTGTCCTGTACTACCTGTTGAACGACTCACATAGTAGTCGCTGGTGGTTTTTTGTGCAATACTTAGATTTTGAAAGTTGGGATTGATGTCACGGATAATGTACTGTTCTGGACGCTTGCCTTCTGATTCGTTCACAATCACACGACTGACTTTGACCATGTCAACCCAGTACATTTCAAATGTTTCTGGGTCACGCACAAACAACTGATCGCCATACTTGATGGTGTTACGGAACAGTTTGAACATGCGCTGATCCAACTTGTTCAGTTTGGTCCATTGCTGTAACTGCTTTTTAATGATTTCTACTTCGTGATCAGTGGGAGTATCTTTGAATGTGATATCAAAGGGTGTGTTGTTATCTTCGTTGTTCTGTGTGCTGAATTCTGCAATGATGTCCAAACAGGCATTGACTTCACTGTCAAGATCCATGTTTTCATACTGATTATAACGTTCAATACGATTGGGGTGTCCAGAATAAACTTCAGGCAGACGGCTGGCATAGTTACGAAATGCAAAATCATTGCCTGTTCCGGCGTTGCCAGTGTAGCCATTTTGGCGATCGTATCCCGGCAGACCAGCCTGATTACGCCCAGAGATAGGACTCAGTTGGCCATTGGCGTCACCTGCGGCCACTTTGAAATACTTGAGCCAGCCTCTTTTGCGACCTGGGCCAGATTCGCTACCAACTGTTGATTCAGCCATTTAATTGTTCCTTTAATCTGCGCTCAGCATTATTACGTTTTAGTGTTTCAGAAATTTTTGCAGCCCTAATAGGATCGTACGGACGACCAATATTAGCCTGTCTTATTTTTTCAATCACTTCGGGAGGACGCGGTTTCATTAACTTGGCACGTTGTTCTGGTGTGCGAGTTTTACCACGATTACCTTCACTGATTTTACGACGGGTTTCTTCTGAATGTGTCCATCCTGTATGGCACGCCCATTGGTTAATTTTAATATTGTCCAATAGACCACCGTCTAACTTACGACCGTATTTTGTGATTAACTCTTTTTCCAGTTGTTTTGCTTCTTCGTTTGTAAGGTTATCTTTAACAATAATCCTACGTTCTAGAGGTGGTAATGTTGTTTTGCTATGTTCTCGATGGATGCGACGACCAGACCCTTTACCTATATAATAAGGTGTGCCTGACTCTGTTATGTACTGATATACGTAGAAATCCATAGTTTTATATTTACCGTGATCACTGTGCATACTTCAATATTTGCTCTGACACACCCACTTGAGTTTGCATTATGCGTACCATTTGGTCCAGTCTATCCAGTTGTGCTGTCATCATACTCATTTGTTCTTCATTGCCAACCATTTGCACAGGTATTGTCTTGCCATCCGGCAATGGAACCACTGCTTCGGACTGCCCGGCTTCACCTGCTAGCACTGTTGATCCGCCGGGCAACGGAGGAACTATGCCACCGTTGGCAGCTTGAAAATGCACAGGATCTTGAGGTACTTTCTGCGTTAACCCGTATTTTGCAAGAGCAGACACAGCCGCTGGATCTTGATAATTTTGAATATCAACTGCTTCACCTCGTTCATGTAAACTTCGTCCCGGTTTACCAATAGGCATGCCGCTGGCAGTTCTACCAGTTCTACCAGCAGCCACTGATTCATCCCATATTCTTTGTTGGTCTGCAGGGTCTCGCTTGGCACTGTTGATCTGCAACATACCACCGGTTAATTTGTTATACTCAGTTGCGGCAGAAATGACAGAATTTTTAAATGTTTCGTTTAGCCCTTCAAAATTTTGTTGGCTACCAGATTTAGCAGTAAATTTTAATATTTTTGTTAAGTCAACTTTTTCAGCCGCTGATGCAGAGCCAGATCCTTCAGGTGGTTGAGGACTAGGTTTTGCTGGAGTTGCTCCGCCTGCACTTCCACCTGCACTTGCCGCTGGCTTGGCTGCCGCTGGCTTGGCTGCCGCTGGCGCCCCGCCTGCACCCCCACCACCGCCCGAAGCAGCAGGTGCTTGTTTGCCACCACCGCCAAAGAGTCCGCTCAAGAAGCCGCCAACCCCACCACCACCGCTTCCACCACCTGCAGTAGGCGAAGCGCCTGGCCTTGCTGCGGCCTGCGCGGCGGCACCAGGTTCATCACGTTTTTTAGTTGTGACTCCTGCCGCATTAGCCAGTTTGGTCATGGCTTCAATGGTTGCATCAGTGGCGTTGGCAAGTCCTTTCATTCCAGTTGTCACAGGAGTTATACCAGCATTGATTAAATCTTGTAGTTTATCACGTGATGCACGATTGGCATCCTGCAGATCTGTCATGTTCTGTGTGGTCTTGTCTGTCACCACTTGCGCTTTTTTAGCTGCCGCTTCACGTTCTTCAATGGTGCCAGTTTCCATCATGGCTTTAATTTTTTGCTGTTCTTGTATGCTCAAGAATGTGTCGTTGTTGGCACCTATTTTAGCAAGTTGTGTAGCTGAGCCGTTTAGATTTTTTGTTACGTCTGCCTGTGCGGCTGCCATGAATTCAGCCTGCGTAAACGTTTCTTTTCCTGCAACTGCAGCCGCGTTTGGCATGGTCAACAACAATTTCTGCGCTTCTGGAGTGTTCAAACTGCCTGACAAGATATTCAAGAAACCTTTGCGAGTTTCCGGAGCCATTTTGTCCAGCATAATCTGTGTGGATTCGGTCTGTTTGAGTTGTTCAGCAGCCGCTTTGTCGCCCATGGCAGCACGTTGTTCTAACTCTAGTTTGTAGCCAGCATAGCGTTCTTCAGCCATTGCACTTTCGCGTGACTGTTCTTGTTCTTGTCTATTCTTACCGGTAATTTTTGCTAATAGATCTGTTTCTCTAATATAATTGGCAGCTGCCACCGCTTGTTCATCTGCGGACATTTTTTGTCGAGCACCCGACAGCATTTGTAGCTTTGTGTAACTAGCAATGCCTTTATTGACCTCATCAACACTGATACCCATGTCCCGGAACTGTCGCCCCATACCACTCTGTTGTATAGACGATGACACAGCAGCCATTTGGCCAAGACCTTGACTCACCGTGCCACCAAAATTGGCCAGTGTTGTTGAATTTTCTTTAACAATGCTGACAAACTTATCAAGTTCGTCAGTGCCGTAGTTCATGCGTTTTAAATTATCATAAACGCCTTGCATGCCGTCGGCTGCTGTGGCACCCATTTCGGACATTTTTTGATAATTGCTGTATAGTAAATCTGCCTGTTTGTTTACAGCCTGTGTGTACTCGCTTGCACCTTTGACCAGTGTTTTAAGTGCACCACCCACATAAGGAATAAGTCCTAGTAGATCGCCTAATGCATCTGCTACTCCGCCAATGGATTTATTAAATACTGATGCACCAATTTCACCTTCAGCCAGTTGTTTAGTTAACCCCAGTGCAGAAGTTCCCAGTTGTCCAAGTCCTTTGCTCAGACTAGCAGTAAATCCTTTGATACCAACGGACATGTCCATCAGGGCCATTTTGGTTTCAATAGAAACAGCGCCAAGGCGCTTTATCTCGTCCGCCGCTCGCGCTTCGATTTCTGCTTTTTCTTCAGGGGTGTACATACTTGCCATAACTATATTTACCTAGGAAAAAATCATGTCAAATAACCCATTAACACAATATTTTAGACAGCCGGCTGTGTATGTTAAATTGCCCAGTGGCGGAAAATATTATTCTGAAGGCGCAATTGTAATGCCAGCCAATCAAGAACTTCCGGTTTATCCAATGACTGCAATTGATGAAATTACCTACAGAACACCTGACGCACTGTTCAACGGCAACGCAGTGGTCAATGTTATCAAAAGTTGTATTCCTGCTATCCGGGATCCATGGAGCATTCCTGCCATGGATGTTGACACTATTTTGGTTGCAATACGCATGGCCAGTTACGGAACCACAATGGAAATTTCAACCACTTGTCCACATTGTAAAAATGAAGCAGACTACGGAATTGATTTACGTACCATGCTGGAAAATATGCGAGCACCTGATTATTCAAAACCTGTAATTGATGGTGATCTTGAAGTGTATTTCAAACCAATGTCCTACCGAAATCTTAACGAAAATAACCAGCGTCAGTTTGAAGAACAAAAAATACTACAAATTTTACCAGGCACTGAGATGCCTGATGACCAACGAATGTCTGCGCTCAGTACAGCATTGATGAAAATTACAGAGATTACAGTCAGTGCGCTGGCACAAAGTATTGCGGCAGTTAAAACTCCGGCTGCATTGGTCAGTGAACCGGAATACATTGAAGACATGCTAAAAAATTGTGATCGACGTCTGTTCAGTAAAATTAGAGATCACATCATTGAAACAAAACTGGCAGCAGAGATGCAGCCATTAAAAATTGTGTGCGGCGAGTGTACCAAAGACTACTTGCAGGCCATTACCTTGGATATGACAAGTTTTTTCGCGGACGCCTCCTAGTACTGGACTCTGACCAAATTTCCAAATGGGTCGACCAATTAGACAAAGAGGCCAAAGCAATAAAATCAGAAGCGTTAAAAATGGTGTGGTACATGCGAGGCGGATTGTCTTACGAGGCTGCACTGAATCTCAGTTTTGAGGAACGCAATGCTGTTTCTGAAATTATCAAAGACAATTTAGAGACCACTAAAAAGAGCGGGCTCCCGTTTTTTTAGAAAAAAGGTAAATCTGATAAATATTAGTATGAAAAATTACTACGTTTACAAATATCTAAGAGAGGACGGTACTCCTTATTATGTGGGCAAGGGCAAAGGAAACAGAGCATATCTAAACGGTCGTTCTACACCTAAGCCACCTCAACTCGACCGGATCCATCTTATCAAAGAAAATTTAACCGAGGAAGAGGCATTTGCACTAGAGTGTAAGTTGATTGCAGAGTATGGCCGTAAGGATCTAGGAACCGGCGTATTGCGTAACCTCACAGATGGTGGTGAGGGCGTATCTGGTAGAATAGCCAACCCCGAGTCTATCAAAAAACGTGTGGTTAAAAATACAGGTAAAAAACGCACACTAGAGCAAAAGAAACGCATGAGCCAGTCCCAGTTGGTTAGAAAACAAAAATCAAAAGAAGAACAGCAAGTGATATCAGAAAAAATATCTGCGAATCGCAAAGGTAAAGGTACCGCTCCTAAATCCAAAGAGCATAAAGATAAATTATCTCAACTCAATAAAGGAAAGTCTCCTGGCAAGAGATCCGAAGAAACCAAACAAAAAATGCGCAAGCCAAAATCAGAAGCACACCGCAAAGCTATATCAGATGGACGCAAAGCAAAATATGCTGCTCTTAAGGCACAACAATGCTGAACATAGATCAAGTCAAACAAGATATTGAACAGTGGATTGTGAACTTTGTAGAAGTTCCACATCCTGCACTGGGCGGCTTTCCGCCCTGTCCTTACGCACGGTCAGCACGATTGAAACGCAGTTACGAAGTGTTTGTTGGATCAGACCCATACTTCGATCTCAAGAACAGAGCCAGGTACGGCATGGGCAACAAGGAAGTAATTATCTATGCGTATGATCCTACAGAATGGCCACGTGAACTGTTTGCATCTAGCTTGGATCAGGCCAATCAAGAATTTCTATTAGATGCAGATATGTTGGTGTTGGAAGATCACCCTGCTGACCCAGAAATAGTCAACGGCGTTTCAATGAATCAAGGCACCTATGCACTAGCACTGGCACAAAGTCTTGGCGATCTCAACACCAAAGCACAGCAAATGGCGTCAAACGGTTTTTACGATGCGTGGCCCGAGGACTATCTCACAGCACTGTTCCAGCACAGGAAAGATCCCAGACTATGACTTACCAGTTTGCACGTATCAATCTAGAAAAAACAACATATCAACCCCGAGTAGATTGGTTCTACATTACCGAACCCAACATTGCTGAACTGCAAGATATCTACCGAACCTATTGCATCTACAAGCACTTTAGCAGTGTGATGCCGTTGTTTGACAGCCAGTTCACAGAGCCTGGAATGGAGCTCATTGGCTACAGAGACAGCAACGAATTAGTAGCGTTTTCCATGATGAAACGTTACGACGACAAGAATTTATTAGCCGCACAATTTGCTTGGAACTATCGTCAACCCCGACTGCGTTTGGGAATTTCAAGTTTACAAACAGAGTGTGCAATTTACAGAGAGCGAGGATTTGAGTACTTGTACTTGGATCAAGCGCATTTGTACAAACAAGACCTTGAAGGTTTTGAAATACTAGGACCACTATAACATGGCAGATTTATACACAATTTGGGCAGACAAAGAAGGCGACATCTCAGACTTGGATTGGGTTAACGGAATGAAAAGTTTCTTTGATCATTTGAAATTTGAAGGTAAAATGGAAGACTATCGTATTACTCGTTGTAAAATGGGTTTCCGTAGCATTGCTGACATGCCCGAATGGATGATACTAATGGAGTTCCGAGACATGGCTCAAATGGATGAAGCATTTCGACGTGTTGCACCACTTGAAGGAGAGCTAGAAGCCAAACACAAGTCATTCAATCAATTTGTGTCGGGAACAATACAACATGCATTGTTTCGTGATTGGCCAGATACGTTTGTATGAATAAGAGGTACACTGTATTTTCTGGATGTTCGTATACAGCTGGGACAGGCTTTGAATTGGAAAAAAACGAACCAACGCTCTGGGTAAATCAACTATATGATAAGTGTTTTTCGCACACTACAAAACTTAACCTTGGCCAGGGCGGTAGATCAAACGCAGGAATTTTTCAAGACACCATGCAAGCACTGGTAAGCTATTCAGTTGACTATGCCATTGTTGAATGGACTAATACACCTAGGTACGAGCTAGAGTTAGGGTTTGAATTGTATTCCACTCGTCAGGTGTTTATGCCAAGAACTCATTGTCCATCAGTCAACACTCATAGTATTAATTATTCTAGTGACTATCTTAATAAGATACGAGATAGATTTACTACGTTAGCACATGACTGTTATGAAATATTAAATTTAGTTAATTATGTGAACACTATACTCAAAGTTAGTAAACTTACAAATACACAAGTATTTTTTGTCAATGGCATGTGCTTGTGGGATCAAGATTTTTTTGCAAAAAAACTCAATTGTCTACCAGATCAATATACCAAATATACACAACAATTATTAAATTCAAACACCAGAAATGATGAGGAAGTTTTTAAACTCTATCACAAAATGCACAATAACTTTGATAATGAAGGCACAATCAATCAATCGCATTGGTTAAATCTATATAACAGTATGCGTAGTCAACGAATTGATGTAAATCAAGACAACATACATCCTGGTATTCAATCTAACAATCTGTACGCTGAACAATTTTCTAATACATTAAAACAACTACTTTAAGAACTTCTTGCGAAGTTCTATTGATTTCGCTTTGCTCATCAATGTTTTTTTAATTTCTTTTTTTAGCTATTATCTAGATTACGTGGTCATAGTTCACCGTATGCACGGTGAACAAAAAACGCCATTATCTGAGTATAGCAGTCATCTATCGTAATGAGATTGTAGTTTCCTACGCGGAGGCGGTTGACCGGTACCCCCTACTCAAGCTTCACATATCAACGGAACCCTAGTAACCCGATATAGATCCAAGTCCTATAAGCTGGGGTTGTATCTTTTTCACATAGCCCCGACCATTTGTTGCCTTAAGTTAGCAATTGCCTTTGACGTCCAAGTCTGAATTGGGTATCCCACCAATCCTCAATGGAGTTGAGCCACGTCGCCCAACACAGTGTCGTAATCGTTGCCTGTTAAATTTTGTTTATAATGTGTGAGCCATGCACACGAACTTGAATATGGCCGTTGTAATAATCTCGTGATTCTAATACTTGTCTACTGAATTGTTCTCTTGCTTCGATGTAACTACATTCCGATTTGGAGTTGCAATAGTAAAGTATTTCTCTGGTAAAGTTTTCAGTGCCTAGTTTTTCGATGTCCGAAGTCAATTCTGGGCTTGACCCATAGTACTCTCTCCAGTCTGAGTCGACCTTTGATCGTATCTTTTTCTTCTTCTTGATGCCGTTCTTTTGTTTTACAGTTTTGTAAGTTGTTTTGCTAAATTTTGCTAATTTTTTGCCTATGTACTTGCGACCAGTAAGATTATTTGTAATCAAGTAAACAAATCCAACACACTCTTCGGGCAACGTCTCAATTGGGGTATCTTGATATAGCCATGCCATGTGTTGTATGCGATTTATCCTTGCTCTGTAGTTATGCCTTATGATCAAAGTTCACGTAAAAAGTTGCCTCTTCTATCACAGTGTTTGAACTGACTGCGGTAGCGTAGCGTATAAAGTTGCTGATGTCGTTTAAATTAACGCCGTTACCGGTCCAATTGGCACGGCTACGACTAAGTTCTGTGTCTAGTCTATCCAATGTAATAAGTGTTGTTTTAAATGGTACAATGTTTTGTTTAAATGCCTGTGTGCCTTGACGACTTGCATGTTCTAATGCTGCCTTGCTAATTCTATATGTTTCAAAACGAGGTTCTGGAGCAACAACACTTTTGCTGCCTGTGCTGCCAATGTTAATGATATGCCCAGTTTTTCCTGCTGTTTTCCACGCATCATACACAGCCATGTATATTTGTGATTGTGCAAAGTTGGCCCAGTCTTCTTGTGGAGGACCGTCGAATGCATTATTAACAAACACATCAAAGTCTAAACTTATTTCTGCAATTTCTTTGGCATGCTTTGTAATGTCGTAACCTTGAGCACGGCTAATACTAGTTCCGCCAAAGGTCTGTGTCAATTGTAGCCCTAGTCCACGATTGCCGCCAGTGATTAAGAATGTTTTTGTCATTTTAGTTTGATCCCATACTTTTTGAAACTGCTTGCCGCAGGTCATTGCACACTCAAACAGTCGTTCGGGAAATGTATTATACTTCCAACTGTTTACAAGGTCTACCCAAAAAGAGTTGGCAAACACTTGTTCTAGTGAACGATGATGTATGTTTAAGTTGTCAGCACCGTGGCGGTTGACAAATTCTTGAACTTGATTCTTTCCATCCACTGTGCTCAAATCATTACTGCACGGCAGCACCGATTGATCACGGAACCTGGCATCACTTAGATTGTGATTTAACATGTTGCACGGCAATACCAATCCTGCGGCATTGATAGCAACTTTGTTGCCTTTTAGTGAGTCACAACAAATTTCTGTGCGGGCAAAATATTCTTTGATATCTGGGTATTGTTTTTTTAAATCTGGCAGTATGTTAATGCTTTTGTTTTTGTACTGCGGCAGAGCAGTGGGTTTTATAACATACTCTGTTTGTCCTTGCCGATTTTGTACGGGCCACTCAGAAAATTCTTCCATACTGGTGTGATTCAAGAACCTACCAGTGGCACGATGTTTAAAATCTTTGAACCCCAGCTGGATGCTTAACTCTCGCGCCTGATCAACTTGATGCTGGTTATGCTCAAATATGATGTAGTTCCATACTGCACGTCCACCTGCGTTAATGTATGCAGTGGCATTGCTGATAATCTTGTCAAAGTCTGTGTTGCGTCTATACAAGTGGTTGGTATCAGCAAGACCGTCGATGTTAAAGTCTACTTGACCGTAACCGCCAACAATCTTGGCCATCTCAGTCCAGTATTCTGCATTGTGTGCTCCACCATTGGTGTGTACGTATAACCAAAGCGTAGGGCACTTGTGTCTGAAGTTGCGCAAGATGTCCAGGAAGTCTGGATGCATGATAGGATCGCCATAACTGCCACAGAAGAATACCTGACGTAATCTATTGCACAGTTCTTCTGGGAACGCTGTATCTATCACTGATCTAGAAAGATGCTCCAGCGTGAGATATGGGTTAACTCCTGACCCGTTGTTGTTGCGAGGGCACTGAGGACAAGCGGCATTACAATATGTTGTAATCTCTATCTGATATTCGTCTATTAAATTATAATCAAACATTTAATTTAAAAAAATCTTTTATTTCTTGCAACACGTGATCGCTTGTGGAAAACATCGTGTCTTCAAGATGCATGCCACTGGGATTCTGTTGTTTTATAATCCATAACAGTTCCGGAGATTCAAAATTTAACTTCCATACGCCGTTATGTCCAAGATAATGATTGGGGCAAATAAATTCTGGAAGATCTAGTCCTTGAACACGGCAACTTGCAAGATAACTGGATTCATACTCGGGGTAGAACTTGCCCAAGTGTGTAAGTTTGCAATAATCAATTTGGTCTAGATCAATTTGATCAAAACAAATCTTTTTAATAAACACATGATGATCTTGATCTACTGTGGTCCAATCTGTTTTTTTGTTGTAGTGATGAATAGCAAGACAATGTGGTCCGTCTATGATATCGATATTAAAATTGAAATGTTTATTTATGTTGCCTTGATGTAAACATACATCATCTACAAAAATTTTTACGTCTGGAATAGAAAAAAAATTGTTGTAATCAAAGTCTATGGATAGTTGCATTATCCCTCCCACACTTCGATATTTTCTTTGTACTTGTCGATGATAATTTTTAAATGATCATCCCCTTTCCACAAAGGATAACCTAGTTTAACCACGTGCTCTTGAAGTATTACTCGTCTGCGCACACGCTCTTTATAGTCTAATTCAGGTGTTTCGGTGCACATCCAGTTAATACTTTGCGGACGTTGTTCTTTAAGACCTACTAAATTGTATTTCTCATAGTTGTTGTAAATTTCAGTTCCGGGCTCAATTGTGGCAGTGGTGCCTAAGTTAATTCCAATTATACTACCAGATGCTACAAAACGTTGCCATTTGGTTAACATGTTTAATGTATTGTCAAAATCTTCCAGGGTCTCTCCAGGCAGACCAGAAATTAACATAAAGTAAAACTTCATTTTGTATTTGGTCAGTTGTTCAAGATTGAACTCTAAATCCAAATTGGTAAACCCCTTGCGCATTTTTTTACGTAATCTATCACTGCCAGTTTCTACGCCAGTGACCAAGGTATTTCCTCCTGCCCTCCAAAACTTATGAAATTTGTTTTCGTCAAATTGCCGCATTGACCTAATGATCCAATACCCACTGATCGAAAAATATCTATCTGGCAGATTTTTTTGTTTGTAGTACTTGAGGATGGTATCTAAAAATTCATCAAAGTCTTGTAAATCTCCGTTGATTAAATCATCATGAAAATAAAAATGTTGTACTTTGTAACGTTCGTAGTAATGTATCATTTCCTGCCCTAGCAGAGACCCCTGTCGTGCCCGGTAGGACCCGTGCTCGGAACTCATCTCACAAAAAATACAACTCCGTACACAACCTCGGCAGCTTTCTATTGGTAATACTCCCCCGAGATATCCATTTTGATATGATTCGATGTCTAAATCACTATAGTCTGCAAACGGAATCAAGTTTGCATCCGTTAGCGGCGTTGGACTTGAGTTATTCAGACCCGGAAGGTTACGTTCACCTGCTAAAAATTTCGGAAACGTATTTTCAGTCTCACCCTTGAGATAATAGTCAATTAGACCTGCTGACAGCAAAGATTCGGCATATGTAGCAACTGGGGCCCAATGCGAACTCATATTTTGACTTCTGACTAATCCTTGCCCACCTACTATGATTGTACCATTATACACTGGACGTATTTTGTTTAACAAATCTGAAACAAATCTCTGACATTGCCAACTGAAAACGCTAATACACAATACCGTAGGGCGGTGTTTCAGTACGGTATTGACCCATTGGTCAATCCAGGTTTGATAAACTATAGAAGTCTCGGGCGATAATATTTTATCAAACAACACAAAATAATCATCAATTTCTTTAGCAGCTTGCCCGTGAGTTTTTACAAAGTTAATAAAAAAATCTTTGTTGATATCCAACACACGGCTAGTTTTGCCAGTTTGATTACATAAAGATTTGAGAATGCCTGGCGCAGATTGTGGACGAACCGGCGCGATCCTTGGGACACTTAGAATTATTACATCATATATCATTTTAGTTGTTCTTCTATTTTCCATTGCTTGCTAAAACTTGTTCCGTTTGTGTCTTGACTACATGTTGAACGACAAATTCTATGCGGGGATTTGTGCCAACTTGGCACTAATTTTTGATTCCAATCGGTGAGCAAGTATTTTGCTTGACTATCTAATGTAAACACTTCAGCACCAAACCAACAACATGGCAATAAACTACCATCGGCTGCGACGTAAACACTCTGCTCATTGAGAGCATGGCAACTAATCTGTGTATTTAACGTACTAACGTTGGGTAAGTTATATCCGTTTGGTGGATTCAAAAACTCAACTGGAGTACTTTGGAATCGCTTACTGACTTTGGCTCTAAACCAATTAAATCCCATGCTCTGGGCCAGATGTTGAGCAGCGTCTACTTGATGCTGATTGTGCTCGTATACTAACATATCCCAGTGCGCTGATCCACCAGCGTCAATAAACGCCTGTGCATTCTCTATAATTTTAGACCAGTGAGTATTACGTCTGTAGATATTATTAGTGTCTTCCAGTCCATCTATACTAAAAACAACATAGTCATATGTTTGATTAAAAAGTTGTGCTAGTTCTCGCCACCATGCAGGAGTGCGAATACTACCATTGGTATTCATGCCTAATACGATTGTTGGGTTGTGCTGTCTAAAATATTTGTAAATTTCAACAATATCTTGTGCCGCTGCTGGTTCACCAAAGTTGCCACACATGAACATTTTTTCCAATGTAGGAATGTGCTCAACTGGCCATAATTGATGTATGTTTTCTAATCTAATCTCACTACGATGAATTGAATCCTGATAGAATGCAGAATTCTCGCGACCGCATTGAGGGCAACTGGCATTACACACGGTAGTAGGTTCAATGTGCAACACACGAACTTGTTCTAGATCAAACTGTTTCAACATCTGTATTATAACTGGTAAACCCGTTTTCTTTAACAACTTTGAGAATGTTCTCTACACGACCAGCAAGTTCGTCTCTATGCGATACCAGCCATATACTCTTGCAACGTTCTCGGCTCATTTTCTTAAGCAATGCCAGGGCATTTTCCACACCTTGTGTGTCTAGGCCGTTGTCAATCAGCTCGTCAATGAACAACAAGTTGATTGGTGAGTACAAACTTTCCCATACATCACGGAACGCCCAACTCATTGATAGGATCAATCGGTTACGTTCACCACGCGATAAGTTATCAAAGTCTAGTTCACGACCCAGTTCTTCAATCATCACACTCAAATCGTTTTGGAACTTCACAGTATGTGGCAACCCAATACGATCCAAGTAGTGTGTGAGTCGTGCGTTCAGATAACTCAAGTTTTGATCAATAATCTTCTTGCGTACAAAACTATCTTTACTTGTTAATAGTTTGAGCAAGAAGTCTTGATGTTCTTGTAGTCTTGTGAGATCGTTAAGTGTATCGTAGCTGACAGTTTGCAGGGCTTGTTGTTGCATTTCTGTAATCTGTTCAGTGTAAGGATCCCGTTCTTCGCCTTTGGTAGCAATTTGTGTCAGTAACGTGTTCATACGACTGCGGTGATCAACAGCCTGTGCTTCTGTATCGTAGTGTGTGATAGGTTGTGTGCCAACTTCTACCGGTGTGTGCTCTGCCAGTTGTTCGGCATAAGGATCTATTTCCGCATGTTTTGCATCAATCTTGTGCTGAATGTTTTCTAGTTCACTTGAGTGACGAATAGCTTCTGTTTCTGTTTGGTAGTGTGTGGTAGGTTTAGTGCCCAACACACCCAGTGCTTGCAATGCATCTGTATTTTCCATCCATTGACTATTAGTACTCAAAGCCTGCAGTGCGGCTTCTTGTAGGGCTTTCTCTTTTGTTGCCAACACCGTTTCGTGCGTGGCGTCGTGGAAGTCTTGACCACATGCATAACACTTGTGATTTTTTAGTTCTTCAATTTCAATTTTGAGTTTATCAACGGCTTTTTGTTCTTTTGCCTCATCGGCAACGCACCTAGCAATCAGTTTTTCAAGATCCACAATGTCCTTGGCTTGTTGTGTATAAGCGGCCAAGTTCACATGTGCTTGTAGTTCTGCTGTGATATCAATATGACTGAGATTGTTATAAGTTAGTTCCAACTCGCCAATGTCTTTGTGTTGTTTTTGTCGCCAAGCAGTTTGTCGACCAACAAGTGCAGTATACGCATCTTGTTGTTGTTTCCTTGTGGTCCACACAGATAGATCTTTGTGAGCCAGCAGTTCCACTTCAATGTCAATTTTTGCTAGATCATCATACTGGGCAACTAGATATGCCACATCACTGTCGTACTTTTTCTGCCAAAGCACTTGCCTGCGTTTCAAACTTTCAATCTGTTCTTCAATGCGCTTGTTGGCTTCTTGCTCAGCACGGATACGAAATTCTTCTTGTGAGATGCTGTCTTTGGTCTGCCGGTTGAGTTCTTTGATAGCGTCTGCACGTTCTGAAAGCAAGGTAATACCCAACAACTGCTCGATGATGTTGCGTTGGTCATTGGCTTTTAAACTCAAGAACGGTTCGGTATAGGTATTCAATGCCAGCACATGTTTGAACATGTCGTGACTCATGTTCATCACACGTTCGATGGCATCTTGAGTTTCTCGACTGTCGCCTTGCGCTTCGTCGGTGACCACTTGTGCTTCATTGTTGACATAGAATCGCAACACATTTGGTTTTCGTCCACGTTCAATCTTGTACTCCTGTCCGTTGACCACAAAGTCTAAACTGACCAACATGCCTTTGCCATTGGTCTTGTTTACAAGATTGTCCTTGCGAATATTACTTAATGCGTTGCCATACAAGGCATAACTCAAGGCATTGATGATTGTGGTTTTGCCAGTACCATTGCGTGATCCGTCACCGCCCAGGTCTAGATTTTCTCCCAACACCAAGGTAAGGTCGTTGCGATCAAACCCAATGCCTTGTGTGGCATTGCCCACACTCATAAAGTTTTTAACAGTTAAATTTTTAAATTTTATCATTCCGTGTCTTTATTGCTTCTTGATAATGACGATACAGCATGTTTTCTACTGCATCAATTTCTCTACTGTTACGCCAAGTCAACTCGATACTGGGCATAACATACTGTTTGATAAAATCAAACGCTACCAACGGCGTAGGTTGTACAATACCTAAATCTAAATCAGAATATTTACTTTTACGTTTAAAGTCACTCATGCCCTTTAACGGCTCGTGACAAATCCAATTTGCATCAATTTCAAGATATTCGCTATTGTCGACAAGCATAAATCGATAATCAATGCTGTGCTGTTCAAGTAGTAGTTTAGCATACTCAACATAATGTTGCGACCTTAGTTGGTGTTGATCAACCGAAATATATTGATGATGATATTTCTGTACCTCATCGGTAGTGGATGCACTACTGATCCAGAACTTATATTTACCGCAACTGACTACATTATCTTTATACATAGGATCACTGGCAATAACGTCGTTCCAGAATACTGGATTGTTATGAGCAAGAACTAAATCTAATCTATTTGGCTGAGCCCATTGTATTATTACCACATCGGCAGAATTGATATTTTGCTTTAGTTGATTAACAATAAACTCGTTTCCGGCACCATATCTGCTGTAGTTGTTGAGCTCTAGTTCCTTGGTCATCAACTTGATGATTTCGGGCCATTTCCAATATTTTGGATACCAGCCAGGAACAGCAATACTATCCCCATACCCATCTGCTAATGTCAATAATCTCATGCAATTATATTCTGAATTTGGTCTGTATTGGTAAAAAAGTCAGCAAAATCGTTGTGTGGTATTTCAATGTTGTACTTTAACCAAATGTAGTAATATACTACGGCTTGAGTCCAGATATCTGTAATATCTGTTAGATCTTTGGATTGTTTAGCCAACACGTAAGATAGTACTGTATTTGCAGTTACCACGGGATCAATGTATTTGGCATTTGCCTTGCGCCACTCTGCCCACAAATTATGAAAATCGCCTGTTTTTACAATAGAGTTTAATATAGTATGGCATTCTTCGTAGTCAACATATAATTCTGCTACATCAAGAGAATTTTCATCTGATTCGCGCCATGCAGATCGTAGTGGATGATCACGCAGATATAAAAAATATTTTTCTCGATGTGCCCATGGCTCGTCAGTGTTCCACCCATCAATGGGCAACTGTTTTTTAATGCTACTCCTCATGGCTTTTTCAATCATGGTACGAGCAACCACTGGCCAACTGTATTTACAATAACAAATTTTGATAGTGACTGCACCCGGAAACTCAGATTTAAACAGATCTGATTCATTATCAATTCCGTTGTCAACTAGAACACAGTAATTTTTATCATCAAGGAATTCTATTCCTCCGGGCCAACAATCCTTGGTATATTTAGGAGCAATTAGATCTAGACTATGACTATCGCCAGTTGAAGAAAATCCCAATGATTTTTTTGGTCTCATAAAGTTGTTGCCATGCAATGTTAACACTGCATTAACAAAGTGACCAAATCCTCCGCTAGGATACCAAACACAATAGATCATAGATTTTGATAGATCTTTAACAACAATTTTGGATCGTAAAATTCACTCTCAATATTTGTAAGTTGATCGGTAACAATTTGATCAACAGATTCAAACTTTACTTCTCCAGGTGCCATGTCTGTGTCGACACCAGAATTTTTATTTGGGATTAGAGCCATTTCTCTCAATTGATATTCTTTAATATAGGTTTCTTTGATGAAGTTGGCTTCTTCATAACTGATCTCAATGTCTAACTGCACTCGAACATGCATGTCTTTTGCTAGCACAATGGCAGCATTGTCGATAACCGAGCTCAGGCCTAGCACACGATAGCGTGGCTGCGCAGGCCAAGCATGATACACAGGATCCTGTCCCCACTCTAACACTGTCATGCCACGTTCGTCGTCTCCGGCATCAGCATAGTTGTGTGGAAAGCAGTTGCCAATGTAGGTAATGTTCTTTTTGGTCTGACGTTTGTGAAAGTGTCCGGTAAACACATGTTCAAAGTTGTTGAAGTCTTCTCTGCGGATCTCTCCGTGATCTGGCATCTCTACCATGGCATTCATCATGTATCCAGGCAGTTCAAAGTGCCCGAACATGTATTTGCCTGTTAGTTTTGGAATACGTTTATGGTCGTCGCCACACAGCCAAGGAGCAATGACCACATCACCAATGGTGGTCCAATCATTGCATATTTCAATATTGGGGAGATGCTTGGCCCATTCCACACTTTGTATATCTCGTTTGTCGCGATAGTACAGGTCGTGATTGCCAGGAATAAAATAAACACGTTCAAAGTTGTCATTCATGTGCTCCAGTGCTTGCAAACTGTAGTTTAGGGTGACAATGTTTAGGCTTGATCGATTGTTGTGCCAGTCGCCCAAGAACAAACAGGTTTCGCAACCTTCTTCTTTTGCTTTGGCAGTGGCCCACTTGACAAAAGCCAAACAGTCTTCGTTGTGCAGGGTGCTGTTTGACTTGAGTCCAAAGTGAATGTCGGTAAAGATTGCGGCTTTTTTAAATAGATTGGACATAGTTATATAAGGTAATACCAACTATTATTGTACTACCTGTGTTGCTGAGAAACAACCGTTATGGCAAGATTCAAACGGTATTGGCTGGGTTCGGGTCGGTCTCTGCCGCAGGCTTGTCAACAATGTAAGTGGTGATAGTGACTGGACCACTCAAGGCGGCCATACTGGGCTTGGAAGCATTTTGTCGTGTCCAACTAGGGCTCAGTCCATTGATTTCTAAAATGTCATCACGAATGTTTTGACTTTTCTTTTCTAAATTAAGGATGCGAGTAAAGCTGTTAGTGATAGCGGCAGTATAATACGCAAAAGGGTTCTGCGATTTTGATTCATCAAACTGGAGTCCGATTTGACTGAGTTGTAGCAAGGCCTGTCCTCGCATTTCTTCGTTGTAGGTGTATCCACGCCAATTACTCCTTGTAGCATATCTTTCGCACAGTTTCATAAACATGTGCGCCAACTTACGTGTCATGTCGCCGTGATCCTTGCTGAAGCAGCCGGTTTCTAAATCGCCCCGCCAATGACTACGGCCCACACAGAATCGTTCTTTGTTTTCGTCTAAGCGCCAGTGTTCAAATGGAGGAAAGTTCAGTCGCTGTCGCACCGGGTTCAACACCACGTCATCCAGCAGTTCGTCCAGGGAATCGTCAATGGGTTCGTCTTCAAACTCCAGCAGATCCTCAATTTTTTGTTTTTTCTTTTGTGCAGATTTTGGAATCTTTTTCTCGGCCATTGGGATATGATCCCAGCAACTGATACGGAACACTAGGTCTGTATTGGGAATTTTAACAGGGTCCACAATGGTGCCTTCGCGCTTGAGTCGATCAGCACGATTGCGTCTAGCTTCGGCTATGGTGCGTTGGTTAATTTTGTCCAAACTGGGCAAAATAATGTCGTACTGGCTGTCTACCGCAGGATCTACGTAGTAGCAGTAGGTGTTTTTACTGGCATGTATCTCTTTGAGAATGTCTCTGTTGTTGAGATAGTTTACTTTTGGTGCAGTGGGGGTTGATGATATTGATTTTGACGGATCCAGGGTGGATGCCGTTCGTTTAGATGTTGCCACAGGCAGTGTCTCCTCGTAATGTATTTATTATAACACTTTTTACTGCGTTGTCAACCTTTATCATTATGTGGCCAGTTTATTTCTGCGATAAATATTGTATAGGAAAAAGATATGGCAACTACCCCAGGTTACGATCCAAAAAAGGCAGCACTGTTTAATCAACTCCGTCAGGGAGGCGCGAGTGAAGATGCCGCTGCCGCCCAAGCAGGAATCACTGACGCTCCCTTCGGCACCTATGCTGTTGGCGATAACGGCCAAATGGGAGCCGCTGTAGCCGGCGCCGGCAAAGTGGCTGGTGTTGATTTTGTAGCACCAACTGCGGCCGAAACTGCTGAAAGTGCTAGATTTAACCAAGGCTTGCAATCACCGGCTAATTTTGAACAGGTTGATTATGCTCTAGAAGCCAAAAATCCACCAAGCAAAGTAACCCCAATCAACTACACCACTGACAGTACAGAAACTGTGAGCGGTGGTGGTTCTACCAATACCGTTTCCGGTGCTCCGCAACCTACTCCTGCAAGCCGATCATTGCAGCCAGCCATTAATGCCAAACAAGCTGAACTTGAACAATTTACCCGAGACAATCCCAGCGACTTTGCTAGAAAAAAAGCAGGTAATCCGCCTCTCAGTCCTGAAGAAAACCAACAACGAACAGAAAAACTTGCCGCCCTGAAGGCCGAAAAGGAAGCTCTTGTACGCAAACAAGAAAATGCCGAAGCACCCGGCACACCCACAGTCACCACAGTTCCAAACACAACCACTACAACTACCACAACCACCTCAGGAACTACCGCAGTAGATACTGCTGTGCAGTCGCCAGGTGGATCAGACCCTGTTATAAATCAACAAACTGACACAGCCCTGGGAGTCACAGTTGGCGCCTCTAATGTTCAGACAGCTCCAGTTGCAGTTGGAGATGAAGCACTGCAAGCCACAGAAGATGCACAGGCAGCGGCCTTGGCCGAACAAGAAGGCCGCGCATTTGCACCAGCACCAGTGTCAGGTGACGAAGCAATAGATGCAGCTAACGAAGCCGAGTTAGCACAACTGCGTGAAGCAGAAGGTGCGGCAATTTTTGCACCTAATCCTGTGTTGGGCTCAGGTGATGAAGCAATAGATGCAGCCAACGAAGCTGAACTGGCACAGATACGTGAAGCAGAAGGTGCGGCAATTTTTGCACCAGACCCGTTGCCAGCGGCAACTCCTTCCCCAGATTTTGCCGCCAACCCCGATGAAGAAGCCGAACGTGACAATCTCAATGCTGCCATAAAACAAGGCACCTTGGACAAGGCACGGGCACAGAATACCATTGCTAACCAGCGCAGAAATCCCAACAACGGTGATTGGCGTGTGAAACTAAGACTGGCACCCGGTGCTGATTATTTGTACAACGCCCCTGAACCTGGAATATTAAATCCTTTAAAAGGAACAGGGATAATATTTCCTTATACACCCACTATTAGCACTTCGTACAAAGCCACCTATTCAAGTTATGACCTCACACATTCAAACTACAAAGGCTACTACTATCAAAGCAGTTCAGTTGAGCCCGTTACACTGAGTTGCCCATTTACAGCACAAAGCACAGTGGAAGCTGAGTACTTGTTGGCAGTGATACACTTTTTCAAATCAGTGACAAAAATGTTCTATGGTCAAGATCCTCAACGTGGCACACCGCCGCCCCTGGTGTATCTCACCGGCCTGGGTGAATTTCAATTCAATGAGCATCCCTGTGTGGTGCAGTCGTTTACTTACGACCTGCCTGTGGATGTGGACTATATACGTGCTCGAAGTCCCAACGTCAACAACAGTAACATGCTTAACAAACGTCAAAGTGGCAATCCCACAGGTCCAGGTACAACCTTTGGTGGCGGCATACTAGGAAATGTCTTAGGTGGAGCCATCAATCGCTTGGCCAATGCCGGATTACCCAAAGGCGGAATGAGCAAACCACCTGCGCCTGCATCATTTGGTCAAAATACTCCAACCTATGTGCCGACCAAAATGACCATAGCCATATCACTGCTGCCGGTTCAAAGCCGCAAGCAACAAAGCCAGCAGTTCAGCCTAAGACAATATGCCAATGGTGACCTACTCAAAGGAGGATTCTGGTAATGGCAACTTATAATGCAACCAGTCCGTACTATACCACAGGATACAGTCAGTTCTTTTTGGATGCCATGGTCAATAGACCAATACCCAGCCAGAGCGATGACTTGCCATTCACAATCAATCAAACATATCAGTATCGTCCAGACCTGTTGGCATTTGACCTGTACGACAATGGCGGACTGTGGTGGGTGTTTTATCAACGCAATCCCAACACACTGACAAAACCACCTTTGGATTTTAAAATCAATACGTTTATCTACGTGCCCAAGTTGAGCACACTGCGTTCAGTACTGGGGTTTTAAACGATGGCAACAGTAGCAGAATTAGATGCACGTTGGGAAGCACAATATCAGATAGTGCTGGCATTGCGGCGAGAACTCACTGCTGCTCAAGCAGCCGTTGCACAATCTGCTGCCTATCAAAATGGCACAGAAGCCGAACGAGTGGCATTGGGTCAAGTTGGCGCAGTAGAAGCGGCCAGACTGGCGTTTAACGCAGAAAATCAAAAACTTACTGCATTAAAAAAAGAACTTGATGCTGCCGTGGCTGCTGAAGCCGCTGAAAAAGAAGCAACCACATCGCCAACAACATCTGCGGCCACTGATGTTGCCAACAGTGCCGCTGGTGCTACACAGAATCCTGCACCGGCTCCGGCCAGTGCCGGACGACTCACAACTACTGAAGCTGCCACCTTGGCACAGAATACAGAAACAGGAACCAACCCTCCTGTAAAGACTCTAACAGAAACACAGAGTGTTCCGCCAGCCAACACCGGTAACGAGACTGAAGGACGGCCAGGCGGAGCACCGGGTGTGGGCGCCAAGGGCGAAGATGGATCAACCGCGGCAAACACCAAACAAATTATAGCGGCCACACAGGCCAACCAATCAGCATTTGCCCCAAGAGATAATGTATTGGATCAATACGCCAGTTATACCTACAACATTGGGTGGTATCTACTGACACCTGAACAATACACTGCTTTGCAAAAAACCAGTAAAATAACAATAAGTCAATATAATTTATTGATTCAAAGTGGAGGTGCACCGTCAACTGTTGAAGGAGTACAACCTGAATTAACAACCGGCGGCGCAGTGGCCGGAGTTTCGCAGTCTGCTGGTCGCAACCCATTCTTTGGCCTAGATTACTATTTTGATAACTTGGAAATAAAAAGTGTTATCACTGGCAAAGGAAGCAACAGCGCACACAATGCCGCAGAACTGAGTTTTACAGTGACTGAAACTGCAGCCATAACACTGATTGACAATCTCTGGAAAGCAGTGAAGGGCGCATACAAAGATTCCAAGATACCATATTCGGCCGCAATATATGCACTGGTCATACGATTTTACGGCTACGACGAAAATGGAAAAATTGTTCAAGCCAGCGACTCTGACAACAAAAATGCTGTTGTTGAAAAAATCATACCGTTCAAGTTGGCTGACATTGACTTTACAGTGTCTAACAAGTTGATTGAGTATCACGTTAAAGGAGTTGCTGTTCCATACACAGTGGGATTTGGAACAAACTTAGGCGTGATCAAATCAAATATTGAAATTTCAGGTGCCACTGTAAAAGATTTATTAACCAAAGGAGTTGTAGTGGCCGAAGTATCACCAGCCGACGGAAGAAAACCAACTCCAACGCCTGCCAAGCCAGCCGCCCCAGCTGCCGCATCAACCACAACACCTCAGACTCTGGTGATCACTGGCGAGGCTGGTCAAGATGTAGGTGCTGGAACTCTTGGCGATTACGTAGGAGCATAACATGGCAACACAAGCAAGCGTACGAAGTATTGATAATGCCATAGATGCCAGCACTCCAGCCGCGGCAGCACCGCCCAAGGCCAACGCGGCTCCTAGCGTCAGCAAAAATATTGCAGTTGGCCTAATAGAAGCACTAAACAACACAGAAGCCGAGTTGGTAAAAAAAGGTGTGTGGGAAGTAGCGAACAAGTATAGCGTAGAATTTGCCCCAGCTGCACTTGGCGACGCCCGTGTTACCAAAGGTGGAAAGCCCAACAAAGCCAAAGTTCCAATGCAACAGGCAAAAAATCCTGCAGACAAAGTGAACCCTGCAAGCAACTCTGCTGATTACGATGTTAGAACATTTGACTTTCGTGCTGGCACACCAGTTGTGGTTATCCTCAATGAAATATTAAAAAACAGCACGTACATTGCTGATCAGGCAGCGTATATCAACGATGAAGTCACTACTGAAGTAAAACCTCAAAAACCCCTGGGTGACCTGGTGTGGTATAAAATTTCCGTGCGAACCACACCAATAACTCCGTTTGATACCAAGCGCAATGATTTCGCTTATGATATCACCTATGTAATTTCTGCATATCCCATAAACAGTATGCAAAGTGAATATTTTCCCAAAAGCAAAATCCGTGGACGCCACAAAAGTTACAAATACTGGTTCACTGGACAGAACACACAGGTTCTTAAATTTGAACAAAAGTTTAATAAGTTATATGCTACAACTTTCACCAATCCAAAAATCTTAACAGATACCAGGATACAAAACAACAGAGAATCACCACCACGAGAATTTCAGGCAGCAGTGGCTGGCAGCAGTAATCAAGGTGCTGAAGGTCAGGCCAACGCAGTGGGTGCATCAGCCGCTGATTACCTGTACAGCAAAACAGACATTGCCAACTGTGAGTTAACTATTGTTGGCGATCCGGCCTGGCTACAACAGGGCGAAGCTGCCACAGGAATCAGTTCAACAAATTATAATTTTAATCCGTTCAATGCTGACGGCTCAATTAACTTTGACGCTCAAGAAATTATTTTTGACCTACAATGGAATCCAGGTGTAGATTATGATTTGACAGGCACTGGATTGGCAAACCCCAATGTTTCTAGCGCACCACAGGCCATTTATACATACAAAGCATCACACTGTGTTAGCAAATTCAGCAGAGGTAAATTTGAACAAAATCTCAAAGGCGTGTTCATTGATCTATTAGATCCAGCCGGTGCTGCCAAAGCCGCAACAGCGGCAGCAAAAGTAGAACGAGCCGATGTGGCCGAAAGTGTGTTTGATCCTGGGGTTCGTCCGGCAGCATTGGAAAATGCAATCGCCACACCAGCACTGCCTGATCAAGCAGAACAAGCAGAACGTAATTACGCTGCCACAGTTCTTGCTAATACTCCAACTGAAACATTAACCAATCCTCCACAAACAGTTAACCCAACACCAGAGCAGGTTGAGTCAACTACTGCGTATCAAAATGCACTGGCTGCAGGTGCAACACCAGAAGAGGCAGCGGTTGTATCACAACAAAGTCTAGGTGCCAACACAACATCACTTGAATCAACTGCCGCGTATCAAAATGCACTGGCCGCAGGTGCAACACCAGAAGAGGCACTGATTGTAGCACAACAAAGCATTGGGCCAGCCGGGACTGCTCCAATCCAACAAATTAATAGAGAAACATAATGTCAGATAATATTATTAGAAATGGTGGCACTGCCCAAAACTACAAACTTGATCGTGGCGGCACGCCAGCAGACTTTGGACCATTTGTTGGCGTAGTAAAAAATAATGTTGATCCTACTAGACAAGGTCGACTACAAGTCTACATTGAGCAGTTTGCTGGACCAGACCCAGAAGATAAAACACTATGGCGTACAGTGAGTTATTGTCCAGGGTTTTATGGATCTACTCCACCGAGCCCTGGCAAAAAAGGCGACACCACCAGCGTTGGTGGATACCTTGACGGTAATCCACAAAGTTACGGCATGTGGTTCACTCCACCTGATGTTGGAGTCAGTGTACTGGTAGTGTTTGCTGGCGGCGACCCAAGTCTGGGATATTACATAGGTTGTATTCCCAACGCAGGCATAACGCATATGGTTCCTGCAATTGGATCAAGCAAGGCGTTTGACCTGCAAAACAGTGATCAAAAAAGCTATTACAATGGCGCCACAGTGTTGCCGGTAACTGAAATCAATCCAAACAATTCTAAAATTGATGATAACCCACAGTTCTTTAACCAGCCAAAACCAGTACACAGTTTTCTAGCCGCAGAAATGTTCCAGCAAGGAACACTTGGCGATACACAACGTGGACCTATTGGATCAACCAGTCAGCGAGAAAGTCCCAGTGCTGTGTTTGGAGTAAGCACTCCAGGCCGCCCAGTATACCAAGGCGGCCTAACCGAATCTGACATTAAAAAACGTATTGCTGCCGGGTCGATTGCTGCCGCTGATGTCAACGTGATTGGCCGCAAAGGCGGACACAGCATTGTGCTTGACGATGGCAACTTGGAAGGCGACGATCAACTGGTGCGAATTCGCACTGCTGGTGGACATCAAATCACCATGAGTGATGACGGCAACTTCTTTTACATCATACATGCCAATGGCCAAGCGTGGTTAGAATTTGGACAAGAAGGCACAGTTGATGTGTATGCCACAAACTCAGTTAATGTCCGCACTCAAGGCACAATTAATCTACACGCAGACAAAGATATCAACATGTTTGCCGGCGGCACAATCAACATGAAAAGTATGACAGGCACAACGTTAGAAAGTGAACGAACAATAACCTTGGCCAGCAACAATGAAATGACTCTTTACAGCAAGGCCCGTATTGGTGTACGTGCCGACGGCAGTCTCGCCGTGGTCAGCAACAATGGATCTTGGAACGCAGGTGGTGCAATGGTATTGCGAGCCGGTGGAATTGATCTCAATGGCGGATCGGCTGAAAATGTAGAACCTCCTGTTAAATTAGAAAAACGCATAATGCCCGACACTGAATTCAACAATGCAACAGGTTGGCAAATATCGGCCACAGGATTAGAAAGCATTGTGACACGAGCTCCTACACACGAACCATGGCCATTCCACAATCAAGGTGTAGAAGTCGAAGTTGCCATGGAGGAAGGACAGCCGACTACTCCGCCAAACACTCCACCATTGCCATCAGGTTGGGCAGGAACAGTAACAGGTGCGTCAAATGGCTAAGTTTACATTTGCATTGCCAAACGGCCAATTTTTTACACTGGACGGCCCTGCAGGTGCTACACAAGCGCAAGCAGAAAAAATATATCTTGAACAGTTGGCTGCCGGTGCATTTATTGGGCTGAGATCAGGCGACCAGTTACAGCCAATTGAAACAACACTAATACAATTTACTCAATCTCGTCTTGATCGCGGCACAGCAGGTGTTCCAGATACGCCGTTGTTGGCAATTTATAATGGTGGCGTAATATCTTCGTTGCCTGTTCTTGCCAATGTGCCCATTAACAACGGCATCACAGTGGCAGACTATGTGGATCAATCAACTGTGACAGAAGGAATTGGCCCTCTTTCAACATCGCAAGTACAGGCAGTGATGGCAGCCGTTGCAGCCAGTGTGTGTCAACCTGCTGATGTAGTAACCGACGAACTAGGTGTTGGCAAGTATGGACTAAGTGCGCAACAGTTAGAAGACGCTGGGTATTTAAAATGCGGCACCACTGCTAGATTTTTAGGACAACAACAATGATTGGATTAACTGATGTATTGAAAAGTCCCAGCGTATGGACCGGCAAAGATGGAGTTGCCGGTGTTGTAGATTTGTTGAAAAATCCTCCACTACAAGATAAAATACAGTTTGGATTAATGAAGTCTAGTTTTGACACCTTGGTTAAAACTGGAGAAATTGTAACTCCTGGTACAGATTTAAAAGCACCAACTGGCTTGTTATACAATGCGGCTGCAAATGCCGGAAAAAGTTTGATATCTCCCACTGCTGGTCTAGTAGAAGTTCCTAAAGAACTAGGTAGTCTAGCTTCTGGCAGTTTATCTAGTTTAACCGGCGGATTGGCCAATGCGTTAAAAGGAGCAGGAGTTGACTTGGCAACAGGAAAAATTCCTGCAGTAGAATCAGCATTTGCGTCAAACGGGATTTCTGGAGCCGTTGGAGCATTGTCTGGAGCATTATCAGGTGTCACCGGAGCTCTTGGCAGCACAGCCAGTAGTATCACTAGTAACTTAGGCAGCGTGTCGACATTGGCCAACAACGGAACAGCACAACTTGGTGGACTATTGGCCAATGCCAGTAAATATGGAGTTGGCACAGCAGTTGAATGGGCTAAAACTACATCTGGAGCCACTGGTGCGATAGCAGGAATATCTGGCGCACTATCGGGTGTAACCAATGTATTGCCTGGAGACATTGGTGGAGCAATTAAAAGTGCCACAGGCGCATTATCCGGCGCACTCGGTGGTGCCGCCGGAGCATTAACTGGCGCCGCCAGTAAATTAACATCTGGGTTAACATCTAAAATGGATTCGTTGGCCAAACAAGGAGAGTTTGCAGTTAACTTCAGCGACACTAAATTGCCGGCGGCAGTGACTGGTATTGTTCCGGCCGCCGGATTTAAAGGAACCATTGATAGATCTACACTAAATGCGGCAACTGCTAAATTAATTGGCAGTGATAAAATATCATTGCCTGACTTTAGCCCGCAAGCACTTGACACATCTGCACTGACTGCTGCCGCAAGCAAGGCCAAAGGATTACTGGCAGGTGGATTAGATGCAGGTGGATTGCTGGCCAGGGCGTCCGGTGCTGGCGGGTTAGGCAGTATAACAGCGTCAATAAACGGTGCTGTAAGCAGTGCTACATCTGCATTGAGCAGTGTAACAGGCAGTGCAGTGAGCGGTGCGTTGGGTAAATTACCCTATGCAGGAACAGATTCAAACACATTACTAAGACTAGGACAATCGCCTGATCCATTGGCAGCAATCAAAGCTAGATTAGGGTAAATATTACTATGACAACATTTGTAGGATTTAACACAATCAACCAGCCAAAGAAGTTTACACTAGTAGACTTTGAATTGATCAAGCGTGACTTGTTGAATGCATTTAACATACAGCAAGGGCAACTGGTTGGACGTCCTGGTTACGGCACAGTGATCTGGAGTTACCTGTTTGAAAATCAAACACAAGATACTGAGCGAGCAATCCTGGCAGAAATACAACGTGTGGCCGGACTAGATCCAAGAATCTATATTGAATCTGCTGAACTATTCCCACAGGACAACGGCATACTCATACAACTTGCAGTAAACACAGTGCCTGGTCAAACAACACAGTTCTTGTCATTGTTTTTTGATCAGCAAAATCAAACTGCGGGCTACGTGTAAACATAAACTGGGTGGTTTATTTTCGCCATAAATAATCTACAAGATGGATTATTATGGCAAAAACTACTAGACAAACTGCGGTATTTGGTGTTGAAGATTGGAAACGGATCTATCAAACCTACCAAGAAGCCAACTTCCAAAGCTATGACTTTGAAACTCTTCGCAAGAGTTTTGTTGATTACATACGACTGTACTACCCAGAAACATTCAACGACTACATTGAAAGCAGTGAATTTATTGCTCTACTAGATGTGATGGCATTTATGGGTCAGGCATTGGCCTTTCGTACTGATCTTAACACACGTGAAAATTATCTAGACACTGCTGAACGTCGTGACAGTGTGGTTAAACTTGCTAACCTGGTCAGCTACACTCCCAAGCGTAATACAGAAGCATCCGGATACCTCAAAGTATTTTCAATTCAGACCACAGAAAACATTGTGGACTACAACGGCATTAACCTGAGCAACATCACTGTTAACTGGGCCGATCCAACCAACTTTGACTGGCAAGAACAGTTTACTGCTATCTTGAATTCCGCACTGGTCAACACACAACGTTACGGCCGTCCTGGCAACAGAACCACCATCAACGGAATTCGCACAGACGAATACACCGTTAACTTGTTGCCAGGTTTCTTGCCAGTGATCCCCTACAGTTCTGTTGTTGACGGCGTCAACATGCCATTTGAAGCTGTCAGTGCCACAGCCAGTGGCCTTGGTTATGTATACGAACCTAGCCCACGTCCTAATGGACAATTCAATGTGTTGTTCCGTAATGACCAGTTGGGCTTTGCTTCACCCAACACAGGATTCTTCTTCTTGTTCAAGCAAGGTGTACTACAGAATCAAGATTTTAACTTGCCAGAACGCATTGCCAATCGTGCAGTGAACATCAACATTGAAGGCGTTAATAATACTGACCGTTGGTTGTATCAATTGGATAACGTAGGTACCATTAGCCGAGAGTGGGAGTTTGTTGAAAGCGTGTACACTGCCGCAGCCGAACAACTCACAACACTGCGTCCAATATACTCAGTTACTAGTAGAGCCAATGATCAGATCACCATGAACTTTGGTGATGGTGTGTTCTCTGAAATTCCTGTTGGCACTTTCCGTGCGTATGTTCGTGCATCAAATGGATTGCAGTACATTATCAATCCAGAAGAGATGCAAAATGTTCTATTGAGCATCAGTTATGTCAGCCGCAGAGGACAACTGGAAACACTTACAATGACATGTGGTATTACTGAACCAGTGAGCAATGCTCTTGCTCGTGAAACCATTGCTGAGATCAAACAACGAGCGCCTGCTCGTTACTACACACAAAATCGCATGGTCAACGGCGAGGACTACAATAACTTTCCGTTCACTCAGTACAATTCAATTATCAAAAGCAAAGCATTGAACCGTGCTTCAATTGGCACAAGTCGATATCTTGATCTAGTTGACAACACTGGAAAATATTCAAGTACCAACACATTCTCCAGTGATGGTGCTCTGTACGAGTACAATGCGTTGCCAACTTTTTTGTTCACTTGGTTGACCACAAACGAAATCAGTGATGTTATTACCAATCAAATTGAAGTCAACTTGGCCAACAGTCCTGCCAAACAATTTTACTATGCTAACTTCCCTCGTCCATCGTTGATACCACTGGCAGTGACCTGGAACGAAAGCACAACATTGGCTAATGAAACCACAGGTTATTTTAAAAATTCTGCAGGAAACCCAGTGTCAGTTGGACAATATGCCAGCAACAACATGCAATATGTCCAAGTTGGTAGTTTGATCAAGTTTGTTCCTCCGTCAGGATATTACTTTGATGCCAATAATAAACTAGTGCTAGGCACACCAACTCGAGCAGATGAAAAGTTGATAATCTGGGCGGCAGCAACGGCAATATACAATGACGGAACAAATCAAGGACTTGGCAACTTTAGCAATGGTCTTGGTCCAGTGGTTCTCAATAATTTTGTGCCCACTGGCTCGGTATGCAGTCAAGTTATTCCGTTGTTTGTTACAGATTTGGGAACAGATGTTCGTAATGATGCTGCCGCACAAATTGAATTGTATCGCAATTTTGGCCTGGGTTATAATAACCTGACCAAGACCTGGTATTTAATTACTTCAAACAATCTTGCAATTGACGCCACCTGGAGTCAAGCATACGCAGGCAACACATCCGGCACAAACTTAGACGCCAGTTGGTTCTTGCAATTTGTAACTGATGGCGAATCATATACAGTTACAAGTCGTGCGCTGAACTATTACTTTGGATCAGTTCTACAAACACGCTTTTTCTTCTACGGTGACGAACAAATTTATGATAGTCGCACAGGAACTACTATTCGCGACTTTGTCAAAGTATTAAAAACAAACAGCAAGCCAGATTCAAACTTGCCACTGGAAAGCGATATTTCAATGCGTATCATTGACCAGCCAGTTCAACCAGACGGCTATGTTGATGACTATCAAGTGTTGGTTTCATGGCAAGACAACGACGCTGACGGCGTGCCAGATGATCCAGACTTTTTCAACACCATTGTTGCACCCAATGTAAATCCCACAACTAAAAATGTGTTCTTTCAACAAATTGTTGACTTTGACAATCTAGAACGTTATGTGTTGGTAGAGCCTGGAGTTATAAATTCTCAGTATGCCACACTAGATGACATTGAAGTGGTAAAGGCACAGTACATAGTCGGACAGGTGTTTTATGCATATGGTGTTTACAATACCACAACACTGGTGTACACAACACCACCGGCATTTTACATCTTGTCATTGACTGCCACCGGCACTACTGAACTGGTGACCACAACTGATTACATAACTCGCATTGGCCGCCAAGACTTGTTTTTCCAATACAGACACAACAGTTCATTGACCAATCGCATTGATCCAGGATCAACCAACATCATTGATGTCTACGTGGTCACACAGGCATACTACACTGCATATAGAAATTACATTGTAGACTCAACGGGAACAGTTCCAGAGCCAGAACCACCATCTCTGGACACACTGACCACCGAGTATGCAGGACTACAAGACTACAAAATGATTTCTGACAATATGATCATTAACTCAGTTGACTTTAAGCCGTTGTTTGGCATCAAGGCAGCACCAGAGTTACGTGCAACTATCAAAGTTATTCGTGCCAGTGGATCCACTGCATCAGTCAGCGAAATAAAGAGTTTGGTAGTGTCCTTCATCAATAGTTATTTTGCAATTGAAAATTGGAATTTTGGTGATACGTTCTATTTCTCAGAACTATCTGGATACCTGCACCAGAACATTGGCGATGTAGTGAGTTCTGTTGTGTTAGTTCCAATAAGTCCGCAAAAGAGTTTTGGCGACTTGTATGAAATACGGTCAGCACCAAATCAGATTTTTGTTAACGCAGCCACAGTGGCAGACATTCAAGTAATTGAAGCACTGACCAGCACAAATCTTAAAACTGCCCCTGGCAGCGGAGTAATTTAATGGCAAAAGTGAGAACAGTAGATTTTCTACCAGAGATATTTCAGACATCTACCAACAAGCAATTTTTGGCTGCTACCCTGGACCAATTGGTTCAAGAGCCGCAGTTTAAAAAGACACAGGGATATGTTGGACGTCGCGTAGGGCCAGGCGTAAATGCCGACGACAAATATGTTGTTGAACCTACTCGATCTCGCACAGATTATCAATTAGAACCGGGTGTTGTATTCAGAAAAACTGATTCCACAGTGATCAAGGACGCAGTCACGTATCCCGGCATCACTGATGCTCTAGGCACACAAGGTGCGTTTGTTGATCAAAGCGAAAGACTCTACACCAGCGAATACTATACCTGGGATCCGCAGATTAACTGGGACAAGTTTGTAAACTACAGCCAATACTATTGGTTACCTGATGGTCCGTTGTCAGTTGATGTAGGTGGCACAGCAGTTCCGCTCACTGCAGACTACACTGTCACAAGAGAAAATGGCGTATACACATTTTCAAACTATACCGGCAGCAATCCTACAATTACATTATTGCGCAACGGCAACTACACATTCACTGTGGCACAGAATGCAACAGAAACTGTAAACTATCGTGTCACGGCAGCCACAACATCAGCATACATTATTGATTACTTGCCAAATCCACCACTGACACTTGTGCGTGGAAACACCTATGTGTTCAATTTAAATCTTGGTGTAGTATCGCCATTCTGGATTAAAACCTCTCCGTCACAGGGCCGTATTGATCAATACAACACTGGTGTAAGTCGCAACGGTGCAAACACCGGCAACATTACATTTACTGTGCCACAAGACGCACCTGACACCTTGTACTACGCAAGTGAAACACAGTTTAACATGCAAGGCGTGTTGACAATTGTTGACGGAACTCCGGGCACAGGTCCGGGTTTTTGGATTCAGGCAGAACCAGGGGTCGAAGGTGTACTGCCTTATGCACCTAACATTTCTAGTAGAGATGTGCTGGGCGTAACCAACAACGGTGAAGATCTTGGAGTAGTGACATTCAATGTTCCTGAGTCTACTGCACAGAGTTTTTACTATGGGTTGACCAGCATTGGCTCTGTCGACCTGGCCACAAATTTATTATTTGATCAAATTAACAATGTTTTCTTATCTGAATTTTTTGCAGCCAACCCAACGGGCATTGATGGTACTACAAATTTAAATGGTCGAACATTGGTATTTCTCAACACAACTACGGGCGATGATGGATGGGAAGTTGTCAGTCCATTTGATCCATTGCCTGCATCTGGAATTGGAACCGGTAGCTATGACAGCACAGCATTTGCACAGGCAATTCCACTTACTCAGCCTGACCGTTACAGTGTATGGCAAATAACATACGTAACATCATCTGGTGGCCAGCAGTACATTCAATTAAATCCAGTATTGCCAGTGGCTGAGTTGGAAAAGTTTACTATTGCCTTTGGTAATCAGTATTCAAATACTGGTTGGTATAAAGATGCATCTGGGTACTTTGAAGAAATTCCGTTGTTGACAGCAATCAAAGATACATTGTATTATCAAGACGGAACAGACCCTGGAATTTTTGGGCAAATTCGGTTGCTTGATCAAACCAACGCAACCACAACATATATCAACGATATTATTGGAAAGCCCAACTATACCAGTTCAAATGGTGTGGTGTTTACTAATGGACTCAAAGTTCAATTTCGTGGCAGCACAATACCAGCCGAATACGAAAACCAAGAATACTATGTTGAAGGTGTAGGCACAGCAATTAAATTACTACCTGTTGGTGATTTTATCACTCCAGAGCCATATACTCAAAATGCACTTATTCCGTTTGATAGTTTAAGATACGATGAGGGAAACTATGATGCTTCTTTGAATGCGCCACTAATTCCAGAGTATCTTACAATTGGTCGTGCTAGTCCTGATTTAAATCCCTGGACACGTAGTAATCGTTGGTTCCACATTGATGTTATCAATGCATCTGCCACTTATAACAACACAACACCAATTTTAAGCAACTCTCAAAGTGCTAAACGTCCTATTATAGAATTTAATGCAGGAACACGCCTGTACGATTTTGGAACCCAAGGAAAACTGCCGGTTAATATTGTTGACTTTACTATCACAGATGCGCTGAGCACCATTAACGGATCACTGGGCTACGGCATTGACGGATACGAATTTGTCAACGGTACCCGTGTTATTTTTGCAGCTGATACTGACTCTGAAGTTAGAAATAAAATTTACGTTGTAAATTTCATTACGCCTGACACTGTGCCGCCATTGATTGCACAACCTATTATTGATCTAGTTCCTGCTGACGACTCCACAGTACTGGTTGATCAAACCGTAGTCACACTTAGCGGATTAACAACACAAGGAACAAGTTATTATTACGATGGTATCACTTGGTTAAGAGCACAACAAAAGACAGCTACAAATCAAGCGCCATTGTTTAACGTGTATGATTCTGCTGGAATTAGTTTCAGTGACCGTGCCAAGTACCCTAGCTCTACATTTGCTGGCAGTAAGTTGTTCAGTTATGCCACTGGACAGGGCGCCGTGGATACTGTGCTGGGATTGCCACTGCGTTACCTAAGTATAAACAACATTGGTGACATTGTATTTGATAATAATTTTTATACAGACCAATTTACCTATGCCATACAAAATACTGCGCAGACTATTAATATAAGTGACGGGTACTCGTATCAATATGTTGATCGAGTTATATATGAACGCGAACTTGGCTGGCAAGTGGCAGCAACTCCAAGTTTAATTCGTCAACAATTTCAGTTTGCGTACGACGGATCCCCATTACGATTCAATATCAATATACCTGAGAATACCGTTGTTCCTGCAATACAACTGTATGTGGCCAACAAATATATCTTGCCTGCAGAATATACAGTAACAAGAACGGCTGCTACAACCACAATCATATTGAACAATATCTATACGCCAGGATCAATCATTGAGGTTCAAGTCTTAAGCAATGATCTAAGCGACAATGGATTTTATCAAGTGCCAATTAATTTGGCAAACAATCCCTTCAACGTTAACAGTCCTTACTTTACGCTGGGAACCATAAGAACACATTACGAAAGTATTGCTAGAAATCTAATTGACTTTACCGGTGACATTAACGGTCCAAACAACACACGCGACCTGGGCAACATTGGTCGTTACGGTACAACCATACTGGAACAGAGTGCGCCATTGACCCTGGCTGGCTTCTTTATGAGAAGCAGTGAATACAATATCTTTAAGTCGTTGGAGTTCAACGATAGAGAGTATACCAAGTTTAAAAATAGACTGTTAGAAAATGCCATTCGCAACGAATGGGGTAATTTAACAACAAGCGAAATTCTTGATTCTGTGGTTACTGATTTAAATATTGGTAAAACTAACATAAACAGTTTCTATTACAGCGATATGTTGCCCAGTGGCAATGTTTATACAGACACTGTTTACACAGTGACACCGATCACAGTTGGCATATTTGACACACTACAAACACACTCGTTTACTTCTGCAAACTTCTTAGGCTTATTGGTATACCTAAACGATACACTGCTGACACTAAACTATGACTACACAGTGGCCACAGATGGCCCAACACTTACTGTTACTGTTCCACTCACAGTTGGCGATGTGGTCACCATTCGTGAATATGCAGACACCGCAGGAAATTATGTTCCCAATACTCCTACCAAGATGGGCCTGTATCAGGCATTTAAACCTGAAGTGTTCTTGGATGAAAACTATGTAAACCCAACTGTTGTTATCCGTGGCCATGATGGCAGTATTACCACAGCATTTGGTGACATGCGCGATGATATCTTATTGGAGTTTGAACGTAGAATTTTCAACAACTTAAAGACTGAAGGCAATCCAGTACCAATACCACCTGAAGAAGTGATTCCTGGTTATTTCCGCACAACAGATTATACTCAGGCCGAGATTACAACTATTCTAGGTGAAAGTTTCTTGACCTGGGTAGGGCAAAACAAACTGGATTACAAAACACAGCAGTACATTGCCAACAATCCGTTTACCTACAATTATAGCCAAGCCGGCGATAAAGAAAAAGATTTGCCGTTGCTGGGAGCCTGGCGCGGCATCAGTAGATATTTCTATGATACACTAAGTCCCAACTACACTCCGTGGGAAATGCTGGGCTTTAGCCAACAGCCCGCATGGTGGGAAACACGCTATGGTCCTGCGCCATACACACAGGATAACTTGGTGTTATGGGACGACATACAAGCTGGTATCGTTGCTGATCCAGACGGATATTATATTAAACCTGACTTCGTAAGACCAAACTTATCAACCTACTTCATACCCACCGGCACAGAAGGCCAACTACTGTCTCCATTGGACAGTGTGGTTGGGCAGTATGATCCTAATGCATTCCGCAAGAGCTGGGTAGTCGGCGATGGCGGCCCTGTAGAGGCTGCATGGTGGACCTCCAGTAGTTACCCATTTGCTGTGATGCGCCTGTTGGCACTAACACGCCCGGCAAAATTCTTTAGTTTGTTTGCGGACCGAGACCTTTACAAGTACAGCACAGAATTTGAACAGTATCTGTACAATGGGCGATATCGCTTAGATGCCAATGGCGTTGAGGTGTATGGTGGCAACGTTGATATATCAACAGGTGTTGTTACTCCTGTTAGCAAGGCCAGTTACATCAACTGGATTGTTGATTACAATCAACAGCTGGGTATTAACTCAACACAGGCATTGGAAGAAGCACTGGCAAATCTTGACGTGCGACTGTGCTGGAGAACTGGAAGTTTCACAGATAAAGAATATCTTAAAATATACACAGAACGTTCTAGCCCTAACAGTTTGAATTCAAGTTTGCTGTTGCCCGACGAAAGTTACGACTTGATGTTGTACAAAAACTCACCGTTTGCCAGTGTGGCATACAGTGCAGTGATCGTTCAACTGACCGATGCAGGATATGCAGTATTTGGCTACAGCACAACTGATCCTTACTTTGACATTTATGCAAGCCGCACCAGCGGCGAGTTACAAACTATCAGCGCCGGCGGCAGTACAGTGCGTGTTCCACGACAATACACAAACGATATTGTGCAAGTTCCATACGGATTTGTGTTTACCAACCAATCAAGTGTGGTTGATTTCTTGTTGAGTTATGGACAATACTTGACCACGCAAGGTCTAGTGTTTGACACACGAGAAAACGGTTACACACTTGACTGGAAACAAATGGCCAGTGAGTTTCTTTATTGGGCAAACCAAGGCTGGGCTGTTGACAGTTTAATTAATTTAAATCCGGCAGCACTGCAATTGACTGCAGAAAGACCCGGAGCAGTGGTTGACAGCATCAGTGTTCAAAATCCAGAAAACATGTTGTTGGATCAAAACCGTACACCGTTTGATGCTAGAAATTTGGTAATTGAACGATTGGAAAACAGATTCACAATAAATGGCACAAACAACCAGGCAATTTCTTATGTTAAATTACAATTTGTTAGCTATGAAGACATTGTAATACTCAACAACGTTAGTATTTTTGCAGACTTAATTTATAATCCCCCAACCGGCGCACGACAGACTCGTGTTTATGTTAGTGCTATCACAACCACTGAGTGGAACGGAACATTAAATGCACAGGGCTTTGTGCTCAACCGAGACAATGTCAAAGAGTGGGCTCCGAATATCAAGTATGCTAAGGGCGAAATTGTTCTGTACAAAAACCTCTATTGGTCTGCACAAGATATTATTCAACCCAAGCGAGAATTTGCCTATTCTGACTGGGTCAAGAGCGATTATACCAAGATACAAAAAGGCCTTTTGCCCAACATCGCAAACAAAGCAGATCAGTTAGAGAACAGTTATAACACACAAACTGCAAACCTAGAAGCTGACAACGATCTACTGAGCTTTGGATTAATTGGATTCCAACCAAGAGACTATATGGTTGCATTGAATCTTGACGATACCAGTCAAGTCAACTTGTATCAACAATTCATTGGCACCAAAGGAACAATATTAAGTGCAGAAATATTCACCGGTGCTAATCTTGCCAAAGAAATTGCTGACTATCAAATTTACGAAAACTGGGCTGTACTACGCGGCACATATGGAGCAAACGCAAATCGCAGCTATGTTGAGTTGAGATTAAACGAAGCACTGTTACAAAGTGACCCAGCCACTGTGCAGATAATTGAGCCAGGCGAATCAAGTTTGGCAAATCAAACTGTGCTGTTAAATGACGTATGGCGCGAAAGTTATAAATTAACTTCTCCAGACTTTTTAACAACTACCACAACTCAGATCACTGACACAGCATTGCCAAGCGCAGGCTATGTCAACATCAACGACGTTGATATAACAGTATTCTCCTTGGATGATCCAAGCACTATTGCCGCAAACTTAGACACCATCGGTAACGGCACTAAAATATGGGTGGCCAAAACCAACAGCTACGATTGGAATATATATCGTGCTACTCAAGTGCCAGGTAGAATTACTCGTGTGACCGACAACCTTGATGGCACTAGTTTAGTAGCATTTACTCAAGTACATAAATTATCTCTAGGCGATATCCTAATTGTTCGATTCTTCAACGACGCCTTTAACGGCGTATATCGAGTACTGACTACCCCTACCCCAACCACGCTCACTGTGGCCTACACATTCCCAAATGGCAATCAAACTACCATAACTGGATCAGGGATAGGATTTTATCTTGACACCATGCGTGTCGCCCAGGCCAGTGACATTGGCACATTGTCCTTTGCCAACGACTTGATTCCAGGTGCAATGGCCTGGGTTGATAACAACGGTTCTGGACTATGGGAAGTACTTGAAAAACAAAATGTTTTTGCCGCCGGCTATGCACTTGAGCCAAGCAATCTAGTGCTTGACAGTGGGTATGGCACAAGTATTGCCCAAGCATACGAAAATATTGCAGCATTGGTTGGCGCACCATTGTACGATGGTGGTGTTGGTGCAATTTACCCATACCTGCGTGGCCAGGGTAATTTATATGAAGCAAGTCCATTAATGCAACTAGGAACTGCTGACACAGTGGGATATGGCAGTGCATTGGCAATTGGTTACCAAGACTGGGCCATTGTGGGTGCCCCTCAAAGTTATAGTGGCGTCGGTTATGTAGCGATACTCTACCGAGCACCTGCAAGTAATACATTCTTGCAAACGCAACTGTTGATTGCACCTGATTACCTAGCAAGTGCCGGCAGTTTTGGTTCGTCAGTGGCCATCAGCCGAGATGAACGTTGGGCGTATGTTGGCGCTCCTGCACAAGATGCAGTGTATGCATATGGTCGCGTTGATTTAGAAATTCAAGAAGTAACGTATATCGGCGATAGCGTTACTACATCATTTAATTACAGCAATAATTTAGTGTTTGATCTAGCACACCCAGCACAGATCACTGTATTGCTTAATAACTCTATACAGCAGTACGGAGTTGACTACGATCTAAGCGCGACCTCGGTAATATTTAACACTGCTCCGCTTCAAGATTTACCAATTGTGATAACACGAAATATGTTATCACAATTGGATGCCGAAACATATTATAATGTTGAACAAGACTCAACAGACGGTTCCGGTATACTTGCAACATTTACAGTTGAGAGAGTTCGCGGAGACTATGAAGTTACAATTACCGGTCCAGGCGTATTCTACCAAATTGGAGACACACTTACCATTGACGCGGCCACCATTGGCGGAGGCACGTCGCCTGCAAATGATTTAGTCATTACTATAACTGCTATTGAAGGCAGCGGAGCAATCACTGGATTTACATATTCTGGTTCAGGCGTTTCAAACACATCTGTATTTGATTTAAGTACAACGCTGTACACTGCTACAAATCTTAATTCTTTCAGTGTTCGTGTCAACGGCGTACTACAACGTCCTTATATTGATTATACATTTGCAGGAACTACATTAACTTTTGTTACATTACCAGCGGCTGGCACCAAAATTGAGGTTGAAACTGGTTCATATTTTGCATACGTTGAAACTATGACTGGTCCGGCAGGTTCTGGATTTGGAACAAGTGTAGCAACAGCAACAGATGGACAGCAAATAGTAATTGGTGCGCCAACAGATGTAAACAATGCGTTGATCAATGGCAGCACATATGTGTACGATCGCAGTGTCGCAAGATATCAAGTTGGTGTTGGTGAAACAGCAGTGACAACTTTCGCACTGCCCGCTGGGTTCAACACTCCAGTATCTGTGACGCTCAATAATGCGTTCTTAACTGATGCTGATCAAATCTTGGGCGGACAATTTACAGTGTCTGGCAGTGATGTAATATTAGAAGATAATGTAACATTGGCAGTGGGCGACATAATTGAAGTTGAAAGCAATATTTTCCAGTTGGTGCAGAAGATTACAATTAACAAGCCATTTGATCAAGCAAGTTTTGGCAGTTCGGTTGACCTGTGCTCAAATAATTGCAGTATCTATGTTGGTGCACCAACTGATGGCACAGTGTTACCAGGTGCTGGCAGTGTACAACGCAGTGTAAATCAATCTCGTGTGTACGGAGTAATATCATCTCTAATTCCAAATCCTGTGTTGACAGGTGGCGATACACTGCGTATTGACAACTATGAAATCGTAATTCCCAACAGCCCCAACAACACTGTAGCCGGGGTTGTTGACGCCATTAACACTGCCAACGAAGGTGTTGGCATTCCCAATGTACGAGCTTCTGCTCCGGGCGATTTATTCTTTGTAGGCGACGGGGTTGTAAAAACATATGACATTGGTGTAACTTACTCACAATACACCACTTACAATCCGTTGGTATATGTTGACACTGTAGTGCAAATTCTCAATGTTGACTATACGTACAACAACAGCACTGGTATTATTAGTTTTATTACTGCTCCTGCTGAACAATCTAGCATACGTGTGGTGCAAGGAATATTGACACTGAATGTTATAAATTTAGCGGCTGTGTTATCAAACACACGTTTGACTGTGTTGCCTGGTGTAGTTGGCACAGCGTTTGCTGACTTTGGATTTGTAGATTATGTTTACACACAGACCATAACAAGTCCTGCACCCACCATTGATGCATATTTTGGCGATGAAGTGGTCATTGACACAACCGCAACAACCCTAGTAGTTGGTGCGCCAAGAGGCAACTTGTACCAACCAGTTACATTTGACAACAACACAACTTATTTTGACGACCGCAGTACAGTGTTCTCAACAGTGGTTGTGCAAAGTGGTGTAACATACACATTTGATTATCTACCAAGCGCAACTGACTCTGCCACCAACCCGGGCCAGTTTGTATTTGGCCAGCAAATGTACGACGACAGCATTATTGAACTAGACCAGTACGGCACTGCTATCAGTTATGTAACAGGCAGATTGTTGATTGGATCACCTGGAAGTGATTTTGGAGACAGTAGCAATGCCAACTATGGCCGTGTTAGTGTGTTTGAAAATGCCGACAGAACCCCTGCCTGGACAGTGAAACACATACAACAACCAGTGGTTGATATTGCGTTGTTAAATTCTGTTTATCTGTATGACAAGCTAGAATCTACTATTACGTCGTATTTGGATTTTATTGATCCGTTGCAAGGCAAAATTCTTGGTGTTGCAAGAGAAAACATTGATTACATTGGCGCAGTGGATCCTGCCAATTACAACATTGGACCTATTCGCAACGTTGGCAATCCCTGGGCCGCTGCAAGAATTGGAGAAATTTGGTGGGACACTAATTCAGTGCGCTTTATTGATCCCAACCAAGATGATATTGTGTATGCAAGTCGCCGATGGAGTCAAATATTCCCTGGCAGTAGCGTGGACATTTATCAATGGATTGAAAGTGATGTAACGCCTGCCAACTACGCAGGACCAGGTACTCCACTGAGTGTGTTAAGTTACACAGCCCGCTCTGAACTCAACACTGATAATATTTTTGCAACTCGTTATTATTTCTGGGTGCGTAATATCTCCACAGTGGTGACCACAGCAAACAAAAAGTTAAGCATAAATGCCATTGCCAATTACATAGCAAATCCACGTGCCAGTGGAATCGCCTACCTGGCACCGCTGAATGCAAGCACTGTTGCAATTTATAATGTGATTGGTTTAATCAGTGCCCAAGATACAATTTTGCACGTTGAGTATGATCGTATCAAGAACGATGACAATGTACACCAAGAATATGAGTTGATTGCAGATGGTGTTGCTGACAGTTTCTTAAGTGCTAGCCTTTATTTAAAATTACAAGATAGTTTGAGTGGCATCAACGCCATTGGTTCACAGGTGCCTGATCCCAGTTTAAGTCCTGCAGAACGTTACGGTGTTGAGTTTAGACCTCGACAAAGCATGTTTGTTGATCGATTTGCAGCATTGAAAAATTATTTTGGATATGCCAATCGAATACTGGCAAATTATCCAATATCTGAAACAAAAAGTTTCACACTGCTGAACAGCAAAGACCCTGAGCCAACTACAATTCAGGTCTACTATGCTGGAACATTCAACACAGGTAACACTTACACAATTTCCTATGTGGGCACCACTGATTTTACTGCAATCGGTGCAGCCAGTAACACAATTGGGGTTTCGTTTGTGGCCACCGGTTCAGGCGAAGGCTCGGGCACTGCTACATTTGTCAATTGGAACTTGCGTGTTGCTGACTTGACAGAATTAGGTTATCAAAATTTATCAATTGTTCCTATTGGTTACCGATACTTGGTAACCGCAGACTCCAGTAACTTTGGTTTCTGGACCATATATGATGTTACTGCTGGACCGCTTGTTGGATCTAAAGAACTCAGACTTGTTCGTGTGCAAAATTATGATACCAGCCGCTATTGGAGTTATATCAACTGGTATACGCCGGGTTACAACAGCACACTAAATCCTGTTGCAACTGTTAAAAATTATGCAGAACTCGCCGAGATAACATTCAACACTGCCCCAGTTGGTGCAAGTGTCAAGGTAACAAATGCGCCTGCGGGTAAATTTGAAATTTATCAGCGTACACTGACAAGTTGGGACCGTGTGGGACTTGAAGACGGAACCATTGAGCTCAGTGCAGAATTATGGAACTACGCACTTGGCAACTTTGGATTTGACGTTGAAGTGTTTGATGCACAGTATTTTGACCAAGAACCAGTGATTGAAACACGTAAGATTGTTCAGGCAATTAATCAACAACTGTTTATCGACGAATTGGCAATCAATCGCAACCGTTCGTTGATATTGATGTTTGAGTTTATCATGAGTGAGTTTTCTGCTCCTGCTTGGTTATTAAAAACCAGCCTGATTGATGTTAACCACCGAATTCGTTCACTGATTCCGTATCAAGCATATCGTCAAGACAATCAAGACTTTGTGTTAAATTACATTCAAGAAGTCAAGCCGTACCACACACAAATTCGTGAGTTTAATTTGCAGTACATCGGAGATGATGAGTATCCAGGCGCAGTAACTGACTTTGACAATCCTGCGTTCTTTGATGAGACCTTGACTGTGCCTCAATTCATTGCACCGGTACTGTTGCCATACACACAGTCAACAGCAAATAGCCCAACCAATCCTGATGCAGATACTGCATCAAACGCTGAGATATGGACAGAAACTCCTTGGACAAACTGGTATAATAACTACACGTTAACAGTTCAATCAGTTGTTATCACCAACACTGGTTCGGGGTATACTGTTGCGCCAACAATTACCGTCACTGGCGATGCCACTACGCCTGCAGAAATGACTGCTGTTGTTAACAGTGCAGGACAGGTAGTAAGCATTGACATTGTGAATTATGGCAGCGGATATATTACCACCCCAATCATAACTTTTGTAGGCGGCAACGGATCAGGTGCCGCAGCCGCAGTTGTCATGGGCAACGACTTGGTTCGTCAGATAAAAACCACAATGAAATATGATAGATATCAGTATGTGTCTACCATTCAAGAATGGCAACCAAATGTAAATTATGACGATGGCACACAAGTTAGATATGTGGACCGTGTGTGGCAAGCAAACAGTCCAGACAGCACAGGTGTACAAACTGCTACATTTGATCCTCTAGACTGGATACTGGTAAATGCTGGCACATTGTCCGGCGTTGACCGTACTATGGGTTTCTACACTCCTACTGTTAATCAACCCGGATTGAGTTTGCCATTGCTGATTGACGGAGTTGAATATCCAGGCGTTCAGGTATTTGGTGTTGGTTACGATCAATATCCCGGATTTGACGTGGCACCGTATGACTCAACACCGTTTGACAACTTGACATATGGTCCAGAAGGTCGTCCAACATTTGATCAGACCATACTGGATACTATTTTTGAAAGTCCCTACACAGATCCTTACCTGGGAACACGGCCCACCAGTATCAACATTGAAGGCGGTGAATACATTGATGTGTTCAGCAGTTATGCGCCAGAAGAACTGGTGCCTGGCAGTGAATTTGATACTCTTGATATACGTGTTTACACCACACCTGGGGCTGATTGGGCACGTGATGGGCACGGCTTCCGCGCAGAAGTGCGCAAGTTTACTGTTACGTCTAGCGGCCAAACTTTAAGTTTTGCCGACATTGCTCCTGTCCCTGCAACAATGTTAGTTGTAAATCAAACAACAGGACTTGACTTGATCATTGGCACAGATTACACAGCAAACTGGGCAGAACAAACTATCACGTTGGATTCCGGTGTGGTAGTTGGCAGCGAAATAGTAATCACAATGTATTCAATTGGTGGCGGCAATCAACTGTTCAAACAGTCATTTAATGGCGCAGAAGTTGGTAGTTCAGTTGTTGTACCAGTGAAATACTCGTTGATTACTCAATTTGTAATTTTTGCCAATGGTGTGTTGACCACAGACTATACATTTGTGCCTTACAGCACCACCAGCACCGAAGTGGTGTTTACCACACCGTACACCATCAACGATTACTTGATGATCAGTGCCATTGGACCAACAACAATTGACGACACCGAAATTGACTACAGTTGGTCCGTGCCTGTCACACAGTATATTACAGGGGTGTCAGGTGTGTTAGAGTACGACTTGACCAACAGCATGGAGTACACTAACCCAGACAATTTAGTTGTTACTTTTAACGGTATCCGTGCTAGAACGTCTGCAGGCATTGAATACCTGGCTGATGGCACAACAGACTACCTGTTACCAACACGACTGGGTTTTTCACAATCACTTATTGCAGACAACGAAGTTCGCGTGTATGTAAATAATATTCCGCAAGTGTTGGGCGTAGACTTCACAGTTGAGCCTTATGATCCTATCACTCCACGTGCAGTGATGTTTACTACACCATTGACATTGGGTGAAAAGATTTTAATTTGTGTCACAACAAACACACAAGTGTCAGTTGTTGGCACCCAATTATTATTCAATACATATACTGGAATGATACCATCCAATGGAGATATCATTGCAGTAACAAGTTGGAATGATACTCGTCAACAAGACATACTAACACAAGTTTACGTTGGTCCAGTAACTGGATCTGCATTATTTGCGGAGCCCTACGACACTACTGATTATGATGTTGGACTTGTAACTGACGCAGCCGGATCTTATGACTATTCAGCAGTGCAAAGTGTCACACGCAATGATTTATATCTGAATAGAACAATTCTCAATCCTGATCGCCTGTGGGTGACACTGAATGGTCTTCAGATATTTGTCAACGATGGATTTACCATTGTCAACAACACAATAGTATTGGCCAATGGCTATGTTATGTCCGCCACAGACGTTGTGATGATCACTGAGTTTACCAACAGCGTTGCGCCCGAAGCTATGGCATTCCGTATATTCCAAGACATGCGTGGGGTCCAGGCCACGTACCGTATCACACCTGCTACAACAACGTATCTGGTCCAACCACTCAGCACCACCGACGACGTCATATATGTACACAATGCGGCTGCACTGAATCAACCAAATTTGGCAGCAAATATATGGGGATTACTGACTATCAATGGTGAACGTATCATGTACCGTAACCGTGACACTGCGGCCAACACAGTGAGTGGACTGCGACGCGGCACTGCTGGTACAGGCGTTGCTAGTCATGCAGTTGACACGGATGTGTATAATATCAGTCGTGGCAACTTGTTGCCACCTCAGTTCCAAGATTACCTTGTAAGTAATCTTGACAACGACATTTTGTTGTATCCAATACTGGGCAACGGAACAAATACTGTATTTGTGGCCGAGCATGTAGATGTGTCTAATTTGGATGACAGTACCACCATAGAAGAAGCAGTGGAAGTTTACGTGGGCGGTATACGACAATACGGCGGATATGCTGTGATAGATCCAGGCCCAATGTGTACAGTAGAATTTGATACAGCGCCACCAGAAGGTGTACAAGTTACTATTTTGGTACGCAGAGGCGTATCTTGGTATGCACCTGGAATCAATACACCAAGTAATGGTGTGGCATTGCAAGATACTGAAACACAGGCCGCAAGGTTTTTACGTGGTGAATAATCAAGGTAAATAAAGCATGAATCAAAGTACACAACCTCAACAGCCAGTGGCACCGGCTAAGAAACCCAATGAAACAGGATCGATTTCTGTTGAAGGGCATATTCGTATTTTTGACCCAAAAACCAAGGAAGTCATAGTGGAGAAGCGAGCATGATAATTCAGCCCGGCCTGGCCAAAATTGAAGGATTTGTAAAAATCCATGACCCTGTTACCGGCAAAGTATTGGTAGACAAAAAGAACGCAATTCATTACGAAAATATATCCTATGCCATGGCTCAAACGCTGAGCAATCGCACTAGTGCTCAGGGCGGCGGCTGGATATATTCCATGGCGTTTGGCAACGGTGGATCCAGTGTAGACCCCACAGGTATTATCACCTATTTGCCCCCTAACACAACAGGACAAAATGCCACATTGTATAATGAAACTTATGCCAAAGTGGTAGATGATAATTCTGCAGCCAACACTGACAGTGCCAATAACAAAATGACAGTGTTGCACACATCTGGTAAAGTTTACACAGATATTTTAGTAACATGCCTGTTGGACTACGGCGAACCACCCGGTCAACAAGCATTTGATAACAGTACAAACTTCAACGGTGAGTACGTGTTTGACGAACTAGGACTTAAAACATGGAACGGAGCGGCAGATAATTTGCGTCTTATCACCCATGTAATATTTCATCCGGTACAAAAGAGTTTGAACAGACAGATACAGATTGATTATACAATTCGTATCCAGACGCTGACAAACCTTAGTGCGGCATAAATATAGATATATAATTGCATTATAAATACAATTAACGGAGTAAGATACAAATGGCATATACAATCAATCTAACTGACGGTACCTTATTTGCTACTATTGCAGATGGTACCATTAACACTTCTAGTAACATGGTACTAGTTGGTAAAAATTACGCAGGTTACGGTGAATTTTTAGACGAGAACTTTATCCACTTGTTGGAAAATGCGTCTAACACAACTGCCCCAACTGCGCCGTTGACTGGTCAACTTTGGTGGGACAAAGCCAATGGATTGATGAAAGTATACAATGGTTCTGCGTTCAAAGTTGTTTCGGCCGCAACTGCATCATCCACTGCACCAACTGGCAACGTGCAAGGTGATCTGTGGTACGACACAGTAAATGCACAGTTAAAAGTATGGACAGGCACAGCCTGGTTGTTGGTTGGTCCGCAGTTTACAGCAGGCACAGGCACAACAGGTGCTATTGTTGGCACAATCACTGACAATACTTCTGTTAGTCACGTGGTAATTGAATTGTATGTGAACAACAGCATTGTGGGAATTGTCAGTAAAGATGCCGCATTTACTCCACAAGTACCTCTTACAGGATTTACAACAGTACGCCCGGGTATTACATTAAGCACACTGGTAGGAGCGCAGGTTCCGTTGTTCCAAGGCACAGCAACAGATTCACAATTGCTCGACGGTATTGACTCAACTGGTTTCTTGCTAAGAAATCAAAATCAAACTACAACAGGCACGTTCGGTGTGTTAAACAACACTGGACTCACAGTTGGTGTAAATCAAGATTTCCGTATTGGTGTCACTGGAACAGCGGCAACAATTTATAATCAAACTACCAATGGTAACATTGCATTTAATGTCAACATTGCAGGTACACCAACACAGGTAATGTTGATCAATGGTGCAACTGGTATTGTGTCAGGTGCAAACGGCATCTATGCCAACTACGCCGACGTTGCTGAACGCTTTGCTGCTGATGAAGTGTTGACAGCAGGAACAGTGGTTGAACTAGGCGGCTCCAACGAAATTACCAGAGTTACCGACGAATTAAGCGAAAGTGTGTTCGGAGTCATAAGTACACGAGCAGCCTATTTAATGAATGCCGTTGCTGGAACTGACGAAACTCACCCCCCTGTTGCGATGACAGGTCGCGTTCCGGTTAACACCATCGGTGTTGTACGCAAAGGAGATAGGCTAGTATCTGCAGGCAATGGACTTGCTCGAGCTGCCCAACCAGGCGAAGCTACAGCGTTTAATGTTATTGGCAGATCCTTAGACAACAAAGCATCCACTGAGCAAGGCACAGTAGAAGCAATTGTTAAGATTAATTAATAGGATAAAAAATGACATATACCGCAGGAAGTCTAATAGTAGCCACAGACTACAACGGATTCGTTAGCACCAACGGAGCAAACGTAAACGGAATTTGGTCCACTGGCGCTGCCACAGCCGGATACGGCGAAACAGCACTGAGCACAGTGAGCACTGGAGCCACTATTTCGGCCACTGAGTGGTCCACATTGAATAGTAAAGTTTCAGCAATGGCCAGCCATCAAGGCACTACCATCACCAGCAGAACAAACCCTGTTGTTGGTGACACCATTGCAATTTTAGCCAACATGAACACTGACATCACAAACATTACTTCTGCACGTGGTAATGCCGCTGCTAGTGGCGCACAAACAACTACATTCTCTGGTACTACCAGCAAAACATCTAACACAGGTTCTGGATCTACTGCTTGGACAATTACTTTTACTCACACTATAACCTGGGCCAGTGCCAATGCTGCTCGTTATTTCTTCAACGCTGGCGGCCGTATCAAGTGGGAAACAAGCAAGACTTCAACAGGTAACTTGGCTGATGCTGAATGGAATGACTTGGCCAACACACTGGTTGGTGACATCTATATCACAGCCGGCAGTGTACTAAGCCCGCAAACAATTGCTGCCACCAGTTATACCGGCACTACAAAGGTAGGCGGAACTGGTACACCGGTTACATTAACTACCTCAACTGGCTGGTATAATTTACTAACATCGGACACACTAATTTATAAACAATTTGCAGATACTGCTCCGTACACAGGACAGTTTATTGCAGTAAATGCCAAAACAGCAGGTTCTGGAACACAACTAGTATTGACCACAACCTGGGTTGATCCAGGCGGTTCTGGCACAGGTTCCAGCGACGTGATTACAGGCGGAACTGCAACTACATCACCATTCTCAGCATTTGGCACAGCACCTGCCACAGTGGTCACACTGTTTGTTCCAAGCTCAACTTACTTGACCAGCGCCGCTTGGGGAACACCAACTATTGCAGCCGCAGTTGCTTGATTGAACTGTAGCGGTTTACCAAAAGGGCCTCCGGGCCCTTTACTTTTATCTACATTTCCTGTATAATAAACAATATGAATACTGAACAATTGATTGCACACGGTCGTGCCCGTTTTGATCACGTGGCCGCCCGACGACTGCTAAAAGAAAAATATCAAGCCCGAATGTTATTTGCTTATGCTGGTGGTATGTGGTGTGCCGGCCCGGAATTACATAATATGATATTCACTAGTGGCCGCATAGGTGAAATTGTACTGCCAGACTTGTACGAAAACCCAGTTAAAATTGATTCAAAAGAATTAATGACATTGAGTCAACAACGTTGGCAAGAACAGATGAATGCCTGGTTGATCGAATACGAAGAACTTAACAAACAAAGATGACCACTGGCGCACTAATATTTGCATTTAACAACGAGCAAACTGATTATCTTTCTATGGCAGCATGGTCTGCCAAAAACATACACAGGCATCTTGGAATCCCTGTGGCTGTTGTAACTGATTATGAAAACCCGCTAGGCGACTTTGATTATGTTATAAACGCCCAAGCACAAAGTGGTGGTCAACGTTATTTTTCAGATTATGATACCAATGTAACCTGGCACAATACCAATCGCATGGATGCGTACACATTAAGCCCCTGGAATCAAACACTTGTGTTAGACGCTGACTATGTTGTAGCAAGCAATCATCTGTCTAGTATATTAAAAAGCCGTCAAGATTTCATGTGCTATCGCTGGGCTCGGGATGTAACAGGACTGCAAACTTTTGAAGATTTAAACTACTTTGGCAATCATCGCATGCCCATGTGGTGGGCCACTGTAATGATGTTCCGTCGTAGTGCCAGCACAGAATTGTTATTTGACACAATGCAAATGGTACGAGACAACTGGACACACTACAGGAACTTGTACAAGAATCCCGTTTCAACCTATAGAAATGATCACGCACTTAGCATTGCGTTAAATACTTTAAATGGACACACATTGTGTGTTGATGAGATTCCAGGGACACTAGCAAGTCTTACCCCAGAACATCGCTTGACTCAACTTGATGCGGATTCTTACAGAGTAGACTTTTTGACACCCGACAAAAAAGCACGATGGATTACACTAACACAAGATTTCCATGCCATGGGCAAACAACAACTAGGAGCCATCGTTGCCAATAGTCTCTGAACGTGGATATCTTATTCCTGCTGTTAACACAGACACAGTAGATTATGTTGCTTGCGCCGAGCAGTTGGCTGATAGTATACGAGTATGGCATCCAGATGCCAACATAACAATACTGACAAAAGAAATGTTGCCATATGGCGACTTAGGCGGCTATGCCAATGACTGGCAGGTGTTTCGTGCCAGTCCATATAGACAAACAATCAAACTAGAAGCAGACATGATTGCTGCCAGCCCTGTTGACCACTGGTGGACTCTGTTTGAGCATCGTGATGTTGTGATCAGTCAAGGTTGTAGAGACTTTTATGATCAACCTGGTACCAGTAGATATTATCGTCGACTGTTTGACGAAAACAATTTGCCAGATGTATACAACGCAATAACTTATTGGCGTTTAAGTAAAACAGCACAGGATTTTTTTAATCTAGTAGAGAAAATTTTTTCAAACTGGAGTTCCTACAAGACTTTGTTGAAGTTTCCAGAAGAAGTTCCCAGTACAGATGTGGTGTATGCTATGGCCGCACAGATCATTGGTCCAGAACTGGTCACACTGCCCCCGGGTCTTGGTCCAACCATAGTGCATATGAAACAACATATAATCAGCACCCACACTGATGATTGGACCGAAGAACTAGTGTGGGAAAATACCGATCCGGGTGTGCGGATCAACACAGTAGCACAATGGGGACTTGTGCATTATCATAATAAAGATTGGAGATTGCTTTGAGTAAAGAAGAAGATAAATTTAAAAAAAGTAAACGTCTATTAAAAGATGAAAATGCAGTGGCCCGACAAGTTAAGATTGCTAAAGCACACGGCATGACCGACAAAGATCTAGCAGTAAAAGAACCACACCGATTGGCCAAGCATCATGTGATGGATTGTGGTAATCCACAATGTCCATTGTGCGGTAATCCTCGCAGAACACACAAAGACACACTGACAGCACAGGAAAAAAGACTTTTCCAAGATGTTGACAAAACAACAGACCGACACTCAAACGGTATTCCGCCTGCAGATGAATGAAACAACTGAAAATTTTTGGCTGGCACTAGCAGAGCCTGCACCGGAACCTGTGCCTATCTTTTTTAGGTTATACTACAATGAGCGTGGTGAGCCAGTATCTTACAGCATGGAAGATTTGCCAGGTAATTATATAGAGATTGATGCAGAAACATACCACCGCAGTTCTTTTAATGTTCGAGTTGTTGACGGCAAATTAGTGCCGGTTGTGTACAAAAGACCCGTTAGCAAGTTAAAACCCAGCACAGCAGGAACCGCGTGTGCGCCTAACAATGTTTCTGTTGTTGTTGCAGAAGATCGCCCACATACTAAATGGAGTTTAAAATCAAATGAATCAAATTGATGTAGCAGACCTAGACTGCATCTACTTAACCTACGACGAACCACAGAAGGAAGAATTCTGGGTAAAGATTCGCAACATGGTGCCTTGGGCAAAACGTGTTGACGGAGTCAAAGGGTCAGATGCCGCACACAAAGCTGCCGCAGCCGCAAGTGACACAGAGCGTTTTATCTTAATTGATGGCGACAACATGCCGTACCCAGAGTTCTTTAATCAAACCCTAACGTTCCCTACCGCTGACTATGAACGTGCAGTATTCCGTTGGAGAGCATGTAACAACATCAACGGACTCATGTATGGCAATGGAGGTATGAGTTCTTGGACACGCACATTTGTCAACGAAATGAAAACACACGAGAACACAGATGGCACAGCCGCTACCGAAGTAGAGTTTTGTTTTGATCCTTTATACTGGGCCATGCATGATTGCTACAGCACAACCTATCCCAATGGTTCAGCGTTTCATGCTTGGCGAGCCGGCTTCCGTGAAGGTGTTAAGATGTGCTTGAACAAGGGTGTGCGTCCCACTGTGGCAGAGTTCAAGAACCGTGTGCACCAACGCAACCTAGACAACTTGACTGTGTGGCACAACGTAGGTCGTGATGCTGAACATGGAGTTTGGGCCATTGCTGGCGCAAGAATGGGCACATACATGACCATGCTGACCAACTGGGACTACAAACAAGTACAATGGTTTGATTCGTTAAATGAGTTGTGGGAAACAGTCAAAGATACCGAGCCTGAACTACTGTTGGGCCGTGTAGCCGAAGAACTAAGCACACAGTTAGACTTGCCAATGGTGTGGTATGAAGAAGAAGCCAGCAAGTTCTTTAAACATCATTATCGTAGCGGCTGGCATAACCAAGGTGTTATGATTCGCGAAATTGATGTAATTAGAAAGCAAGAAGGCTGGTAATGCAAAAACGATTGCTTTTAGATGGGTGTAGTTTTACCTATGGACTTAATTTGCTACACAATCAAAAATTAGAGCAGCACTTTGTTGAATCAGGATACGAAGTAGTTAATTTGTCACGCCCAGGTAAAAGCAATTCGGCTATTTCGTTAGACCTGTACAACAATATGGATTCTTGCGACTTATTAGTAGTAGGATGGACCTTTAGTTCTCGGTGGCATTTAAAATACCACAATCTTGACATTGATTTACTAGCCACTAGAGAACATGTAGAATTGCCCTACACGGTAGACAGTAGATTAATAGAACAAAGTTATCAAGAGTTGCATCGGTCTTTCTACAGTTTATTTGATGCAACACATTGGAATCAACAAAGTGATATGCTAATAGACAATACAGCGGCACTGGCAGCACATCGCGGCAAACAAGCAGTATTTTTCAGCTGGGAATCTAGAAAAGTTGCATGTGATATGCATTACCCGCATGTGCCATCCTCGCATCGACTGCCTTGTGGACACTTAAATGCAGACGGCACAACCAATCTATATAATACGTTAACACATCTAATAGAACAATGAGCACCGGCGATCAAAGTAAATTTATGAGTCTGGCAGAGCAGATGAAAGAGGATCTTGGTCCTGCATTGTGCCTGGCCAAGTGGAAGCAAGTAAGTCTACATCTACCCACCGGGCTTAATAATTCGTGTTACCATCCGCCATTACATCCAATCTCTGCCAACGATTTACAACGCCCAGGCGGCATACATAATACTGAGCATAAAAAACAACAACGCATGATGATGATTCGCGGCGAAAAGCCCACTGAGTGTCAGTACTGTTGGAACATGGAAAATCTAGGCAAACTTTCAGACAGACATTACCGGTCGGGCGAGGCCTGGGCCGCAGTGGACTTTGAAAAAATTAAAAACAGCGTAGGCAATGAAGATGATGTTGTTCCTTCCTATGTAGAAGTTAATTTTAATCATGCATGTAATCTAAAGTGTAGTTATTGCAGTCCACAGTTTAGCAGTAGTTGGGGCGAAGAAATAGACCGATATGGTGCGTTCCCTACTAGCAAGCCGCACAATGCTCCGGAACATTTTGTAGGCAATCGTAAACCTATTCCTGTAAGAGAAGACAATCCTTATGTGGATGCATTTTGGGAATGGTGGCCCGCCCTGTACCCACAGTTAGAACATTTCCGTATGACCGGTGGCGAACCGCTAATGGATCGAAACACTTATCGAGTGTTTGATTATGTATTAGAGCATCCTAGTCCCAAACTACACTTAAATGTAACGTCAAACTTTAGTGTAGAAGATCAACTGTTTAAAAAGTACATGTCCTATGTAAAGCGGTTGTGTACACCCAACATCGAACACTTCATGCAATATGTTAGTTTGGACTCTGGCATAGCACCACAAGCAGAATATATACGTCACGGATTAGATTATGATCGCATGTCCAAGAACGTTGTGGAGTTCCTACAAGACATTCCTTATCGCAACAGTTTGACATTTATTGTTACAATGAATAACTTAACAGTAACAGGACTACAACCTTTGTTAGAATGGATATTAAACCTACGCAAACTATATTCTAACACATATCAACGTGTGTGGTTTGATACTCCTGTGCTACGTGAACCTGCTTGGCAAAGTTTACAAATACTTCCAGAAAGTTATGCACAACAATTAGAACGTGCTAGAGATTACATGCTGGCTAACATGATTACAGAAGCTAACCCTTTACACGGATTTAAAGATTACGAAGTGCAACGTATTGAACGTGATATTGCGTGGATGCGTGAAGGACAACACAAAGATAACTTGGTAGCAAAAGCAGATTTTTATCGTTTCTTTAACGAGCACGATCGCCGACGCGGCACCGACTTTTTAACAGCTTTTCCTGAAATGCGATCATGGTGGGCAGAATGTGAGTACCATGCTCGGCAATCGTAAATTTATTATTGACACCATGAGCGAGGTTTACAGTATGATGAAACCTTACTCAGATGACGAGTTGTGGGATCTAGGCGCTCATGAAATTCAACCCAACTCAATCTATCTGTTAGGCCGCAAGCAAATGGTAGAACACACAGATCGTGTTAGAGAAATGGCTGCTGACCCAACTATAACTGTGATATTTGGTAACAGTGCCGAAGGATCTAAAACGATTGTAGATCAATTGCGTGTGTTAAAAATAGAAGACTTAGTGCTGTCAGGGAAGATATTGCTGTTGAGTGGCGGCGAAATTGAACCTCAATATCCATATTTGTTGCATGAACATTTTATCACACACATACTAGATTATAAAGAAAACATTCAAGCACAACAACGCACTGATGAAATTTTTAACAAAAAAATTAAACCTTATAAATTTTTATTTTTAAACGGGCGGGTACGTTCTCATAGAAAATATCTGCTTGAAAGATTGCGTCAACTGGGCATTTTAGACAGTGCAATCTGGACCATGTTAGATGGCCGAATTCCAACTAATCAATATTTTAGTCTACATGAAAACGGCATAGATGTAATTGGCCAAAATACTGCGATTAAACAGTTGCCTTCAGAATACGAATTTAAATTTTTTAAGAATAAATCTATTGTGTTGGATTACCCACATAAATTTGCCAAAAATGAATTGTTTGATACTCACTGGGGTGAAATTTATTTAGAACCTGCTCCGTACATTGACACTTATTTTAGTTTGGTAACTGAAACTGTGTTTGAATATCCTTATAGTTTTAGAACAGAAAAAATTGCCAAACCATTGGCAATGGGCCATCCGTGGATCTGTGCTGCCAGTGTGGGATTTTATCGAGACATGCACAAATTGGGATTTCAAACATTTGGACATGTGATAGATGAAAGTTTTGATACAATCGACAATCATCAAGATCGAATGGAAAGAATAGCAATGATAGTCAAAGATTTATGTCAACAAGATCTTGCAAGTTTTCTAAATGAATGCTATAATGTATGTAAATACAATCAACAACACCTTGCAGAATTGCGCACACAGTGTCGCAAAGAGTTTCCTGACCGTTTCCAACAATTTATCAATGAACGATTTAGATTTTAAACATGAAATTTTAGACACCAAGAGTGCAAGTTTTTGTGCGGCCAAATGGTACAATGCTACCATATGGTTGGGAAGTGGACAAACTACCAGTTGCCACCATCCACCGGCACACTCAATTGATCTGGATGCGTTGGCCGCCAATCCTTCTGCGCTACACAACACCGCAAAGAAAAAAGATGATCGGCGACTGATGTTAGCGGGCAAACGTCCCACAGGTTGTGAATACTGCTGGAAGATTGAAGACATGGGCAAAGATTCCGTATCTGACCGTGTGTACAAAAGTAAAATTTACCCTATAGAGGCCTTAAATGATGCATACCAAACCCCCCACACAGAAGATGTCAATCTTCGCACACTTGAAATTGCGTTCGACCGCACTTGCCAATTTGCTTGTTCTTATTGTAACCCTGCTTTCAGTAGCACATGGGTTAATGACATTAAAAAGCACGGACCTTATGTCGGTCTGGTGTCAGATGGGCGTAATCACTTTACTCATGCTCATGCTAGCAGTCAACTATACCGATTTGGTGAAACAAATCCCTACGTTGAAGCGTTCTTTAAATGGTGGGAAACTGACCTACACCGAACGCTCCAAGAACTGAGAATAACCGGTGGCGAGCCGCTGATGAGTGCTGAGACATGGAAACTGATTGATTGGTTTAAAAACAATCCAGGCAGATCAACCACTCGGTTAGCAATCAATTCTAATCTTGGCGCAGATGTTGATGTAGATAGACTTATTGAAAGCACACGTGGCCTGGATGTAGAAATTTACACATCTATGGAGGCTGTTGGTGCTCACGCAGAATACATTCGAGATGGACTAGATTATCACGCTTGGGAAAATAATGTAACTAAACTGTTAGACAGTCACGTAGGTGCAGTACACGTAATGGCCACTATTAATGCATTGTGCTTGACAACATTGCCAATGCTTCTGCATTATGTAGTACAACTTAAATCAAAGTATGGTCGTAAACGTGTTAACTTTACATTAAATATACTGAGATTTCCTAGTTTTCAAAGTCCACTGGTACTGCCCCGGGCATTGCTTACACGTCATATGCTTGACTTATCTAATTTCTTAAAGCGTTGGAAAACGGTTCCAGACATACTGCACGAACACGAAATTAATCACCTACAGCGATTAATTGATTATTTAGATGTAGTAAAAACTCCGCATTCAGACGCATTTGACATGCCTAAGTTACACAATGACTTTAAGCAGTTTTACACACAGTATGACCAACGCCGCGGAAAAAGTTTTAAAGATACATTTAAAGACAGTTATCCAATAGACGTAACATTATCAACATGGTATGACTCAATACAAATATAATTCAACAGACCTGGTACGTCCAACAGAACTTTCGGAACGTGAAGAATTTTTATTAAAAGATTCCAAAACATTCTGCATCTACCCTTGGATACACTTACACGCATATCCCACAGGCGAAGCATATCCTTGCTGTCATGCTGAAATGGGTGTGGGCCAAATTGGCAACTGCAGATCAAACACACTGGCAGAAATATGGAACAGTCCAGAACAAAAACAACTCAGAGTTGACATGCTGTCAGAAACCCCCAACCCGGCCTGTGGTCGTTGCTACGAACAGGAAGAGTCGGGATTTTTCAGTGGCCGCAAAAGTGCCAACAAGCACCACGGGCATCATATCAATCGAGTAGGTAATACCAATGCTGCCGGGCAGGTTGATCAATTTGAAATGACCTATTGGGATCTGCGATTTAGTAATCTTTGCAATTTAAGTTGCCGTAGTTGTGGGCATATCTTTAGTAGCAGTTGGTATAAAGATCAATCCGAGTTGGCCGGGCCTGCTTGGGCCAGTCAAAACAAACCTCTTAACTATGCTGGTCGTTATGCCACTGACTTGTGGGAACAACTGATCGAGCATATTGATCACGTGGAGCAGATTTACTTTGCCGGCGGCGAGCCCCTGATGATGGAAGAGCACTACCTGATTCTAGAAGAACTAGAACGTCGTGGTCGCTTTGATGTTAGACTAATATACAATACTAACTTTACACAAACACGACTTAAAGACCGTACAGTATTTGATTACTGGCGCAAGTTTGACAGTGTAGCAGTTGGGGCAAGCCTTGATGCGTCTGGTCCACGCGGTGAGTACATACGCAAAGGCACAGACTGGGCTGTGGTAGAATCAAATCGCAGACAAATGATGGAAATATGCCCCAGAGTAGACTTTTACATCAGTCCCACACTTAGTATTATGAACGCATTACATCTTCCAGACTTTCATAGAGACTGGGTAGAGAAAGGTATGTTAACGCCTCAAGACCTTAATGTAAACATACTGCAAGACCCTGCATATTTAAGAATTGATATTGCGCCCAGCGAATACAAACAACGAATACAGTCTAAATATGAACAGCATTTAGAATGGTTACGACCGTTGGATCAACTGAATCGTGCCACTGTGGGATTTGAAAGCGCCATTACATTTATGAACAGCACTGACAACACACAGCTACTTGACACTTTTTGGCGTAAGACGCACGAGCTTGACAGCATTAGACGAGAACATGTACTTGATGTGTTACCAGAATTAAGAGCAATTAAATGAGTACATGGAACGAATTTTACAATCAGATACGTGATCCGTTGTGGCCCGATTGTGAAAATGAATACGAGTTTAAATCTCTTCCAGAAAACATACAAAAAGAGTGCATTGAAATTTTTGGATATGCGCCAGGCTCTTTTAAAAATAAATCTAAATTACTTAATAAGAAATTTCCTATTGTAACTGATACCGCATGTCAACTTAAATGGACGTGGAGTACTATATTTCTATCCACTGGCAAAACTGCCAGTTGTCACAGAACAAACCATCATAAATTTAACACAGATACGTTTGAATTTCACAATACACCGAGCAAATTAGATGATCGTACTAACATGCTCAACGGGGAATGGCCCAACATTGGATGTGACTATTGTAAAAACATCGAAAAAGCAGGCGGACAAAGTGATAGGATTACCAACTTGGATTTTCCTGGGATTCATGCGCCACCAGAATTAGACCAAGACCCAACAGCAATTCATGTCACTCCGAGAATACTTGAAGTTTATTTTGATAATACATGCAATTTAAAATGTCTTTATTGTGGCCCACATTTCAGTAGCTTGTGGGATGCAGAAAATATTAAATTTGGAGATGCTGCATTTCTTAAAGATGCAAACTTGGAACACAACAAGAAAAAGTTATTTGAATGGTTAAAAATCAACGGTCACAATCTTTCAGTATTTAATATACTAGGCGGTGAACCACTTTATCAAGAAGAATTAGAACAATGCTTGACATTATTTGAACAACATCCATCGCCTGAATTAAAAATACAAATTTTTACCAATTTAAATATTAAACTGTCACGTTTGCAAAAAATTATTGATCGCATTAAACAATTAATTGATAATAACTGTATTAGAGAATTTGAAATTACTGCCAGTCTTGACTGCTGGGGACCGCAACAAGAGTATGTTAGGTATCCGTTAGATCTTCAGGAATGGGAAAAAAACTTTGAATACTTACTAAGTAACTCCTGGATAAATTTAATTGTAAGTTCCACTGTTACTCCTCTAACTATTAAAACACTTCCAGATTTATTGATAAAAATTGCCCAATGGAATAAAGTCAGAACAGTATATCATTATCAAAATTCAGTCAACGACCCAGGCTATATGTTTATTGATATATTTGGAGATATATTTAAAGATGATTTTGATCAAATAATTAAATTAAAACCAGCAAACACACCGGAAGAAATATCTAGTAGAGATTACCTAATAGGCATAGCAAAACAAAGTCAGTCGGTTGCTCCTGACGTTTTTAAAATTGGTCAATTGTTTAATTTTTTAAATAAAATGGATCTACGAAGAAATACCAGTTGGAAGTTTACATTTCCTTGGTTAATTGATGAATTTAAAAAATATGACCTACACACAGAAAGCAATTGAATGAAGGGACTAGCATTAGGATGTAGTCACACTGCAGGAGTAGGAGTATCGGCAACAGAATGTTATGTTTCTTTGTTGTCGACGCATTATAACTGCGAGATTATTAATACTGCTGTGCCAGGCGGAAATGCAGAAAACTGTTTAAAACACCTAGTAGCACAGTTACGTGCAAGAACTCCAGATTTTGTAATAGCACAATGGCCAAATCCCATTAGACGAACACTTTGGATTAATAACAAACCTCAGTGTGAAACTATACAAAGTTCTAGTACTACGTTTCATTTGTTGTTAAAGTCAGGAATTGACAATTTTATTCAGCCTTGGTTGCAGTGTATTATTACTGCAGATACTTTATGTAAGTTTGCCAGAATTAAAATTGTGCATATTATGCTAGAAGATTTAGATTCTAAATATGTTGATGTTCTACATAACAATGATATAACATTACATAGAGATTTAAAAAAACCTGGGCAAACATGGTTATTTGATTCAGCCGGGTCAGACAACCTACATCACTCACCACGTTGTCACGCCCAATGGGCAGAACGATTAATTGGACTATTAAATGAACATACCACATGACACTTTTTGCGTGTTGCCTTGGATCTCACTGGAGGCCAGTCCTGTTGGGACTGTACGTCCTTGCTGTCTGGCCATGGACGAAATCACTGACAGCAACGGAGACAAATATAAACTAGCAACAACTGGATTGGGCGAAATACAAAATAGCCGAGCAATGAAAACTCTGCGAGAAGACTTTCTTGCTGGTAAAAAACCGCAGAACTGCCGTCGTTGCTGGAATGAAGAACGTGCCGGTCGTACCAGCAAACGTATGCACACACTGGACAGACTCAAGCACATGATCGATCGTGATGTTGATTGGACCCAGGATGCAATGCCATTGATGTTCCTGGATCTTAAACTAGGCAACATTTGTAATTTAAAATGTCGTATTTGCGGCTCGTGGAGTAGTAGTCAGTTTGCCGCAGAAGAAATCAAATACAATCGTGCTGAAGATACTCGTGGTAGCTTTGCGTATCAGATGCTTCGAGACGGCGCCTGGCCCAGAGAAAGTGTAGAGTTTTGGACGGACCTGGACCAACACTTGGACAACATACGCTACATTGAGTTCACCGGTGGCGAGCCTTTTATGATTCAAGAGCATTTTCAACTGCTACAAAAATTAGTAGACACTGGCCGTGCAGCACAAGTTGAAATACACTACAACACCAATGGTACACAGTATCCAGAAGAAGGCGAAGCCATCTGGAAACACTTCAAGAATGTTGAAATTGCCATCAGCATCGACGATGTAGCAGAACGGTTTGAATACCAGCGTACCAATGCTGTGTGGTACGAAGTGGTTGAGAATGTAGAGCGTTTTCGCCAACTACGCAGTCGTAACAGTAACATCACATTACAGGCCTGTTGCACTATCAACGTGTTCAATGTGTACTATCTTGAAACTGTGGCCAATTGGTTAATACAACAGGGATTTGATTTTATCTACTGGAACATGATGCACGATGCCTATTACTTTAGTATTAGTACATTGCCAGAATCAGCCAAAGCAGAAATCACTACAAAACTAACCTCTGCAACTGTTCCGCCTAAGATACTTAAAGAGTTTGTCAGTGCGGCCGAGTTTATGAATCGTGGCAACAGTCTAGATGGACATTTGTTACGTATGAATCTACGTGACCTTGACCATAAGAGAAAGCAAAACTTAGCACAAGTGGCACCAGAGTTTGCGGCATTGATCGACTATGACTACAACAAAACCTGACATACTGTGCATGGCGCCATGGACACACACGTATCTAAGTCCACAAACAGAACGGCGTATGTGTTGTGCGTCGAGAGAACCTGCGCAGAGTTTTGAACAGTACATCGACACCGGTGCTGGAACAGGACGTTACACTCCTATTACTTTGGATCAACACTGGAACGGTGAGCACATGCGATCAGTGCGACGTCGCATGATGTCTGGCGAAACATTGCCCGAATGCGATGTATGCAATAGCAAATTGCTAAACACCGACGTTTATCGTAGTTATTTTTGGCATTTGTTCCGACACAAGTATGACGATGTTGTTGCTTCAACAGATGACACCGGGTATACCACAATGAAACCTGTAAGCTGGGACTATCGTTTTAGTAATCTTTGTAACTTTAAATGCAGAACCTGTGGTGATATGCTATCCAGTGCCTGGGAAACAGAACAAAAAACACATGACATGATCAACTGGCACAATCCTAAAAACAATTGGATGCGATCAGATGTACGTCAAGAAATAACTAAGTTTCAGGATAAACAAATTGAGGCAGAATTTGCCGACGCAGTTGAACAACATCGTGTAGAAGAAGTATACTGGGTAGGCGGCGAACCATTGATGTATGAACAGCACTGGCGCTACATGAAAAGAATAGTAGAACTTGGAGATGGAGAAAGAGTATATGCTAGGTACAACACCAATCTTAGTCGCATTGAGTATCGTGGCATTAATTTATATCGTGATATTTTATCTAATATACGCGACTGGCAGATTTGCGCTTCCTTGGACGGAACAGAAGATATCGGAGAATACATACGTACAGGTTTGGAGTATGTATCCTTTTTAAATAATTTTGAGCAAGGACTAGCTTATCAAAAGAACCGAAGACAAATGCGTCTAGACTTTACACTAACACTGCCCGGAATGTTTGAGATTATCAAAATGGAAAAGTTAGCGCAAAAGTATAATGTAGAGTTGCTGGCCAAAGTGATATTCAGTTTCGGTCCTGATATTGTTATGAGTCCATTATCATTGCCACGTGATTTACTAGAACCCTGGATTGACGAGTTATTGCCGCAATGTCACACACAAGTAATGCGAAACATGCTTGCTCAATTGCGCACTCGCCCTACGTTTGCTGAACAATGGCCAGATCAATATGCCGCAGGCATTGCAAAAGGCAAAGCTCGTGTGTTAAAATTAGAACAGATACGTACACAACCAGTCACAATGACAGACATACTGAGCACCCGGCCTGATGTATTAACGTGGTGGATGAATATACAATGATAGATCAAATTGAAATTACTTTAAAAGGCAATGACAACAGCACTACGACAGTGTGGATTGATGTTGCAGATAACAGCTTGAGTCACAAATGGCTTGCCGCATTAAATACCCTAATCCGTAACAATTATCATTTGGAAAAGAATTACTGTTTTTTTGGATTTGTGCAAAGTCAACGCAACGCAGAATACTTAACCGAACAAATGAACAGTAGTATTGCTGCCATTAATGCTGCCAACATTGGATATCATATTGACGATTATTTTTCAACTGCTAATACTATTGCGCCCGATGTAAAGTTAATACATGATAAGTTAAACTATCTACATCGTTACTTTGAAGATTTGCAAGGTATATCGGGTGCAATGAGTCCTTTTTATACCAAAGCAGATCCCGTGACACGATGGCATATAAGACAATTAAATTTGTTATGTCATGAATACGAAAGTCTTGTTCTCAGTATGCGCAAAGCACTTTATACACCTGAATGGCAACGACCTAGTCAACTCATGTGTTGGTTACACGCACCGCGATTTGTGTTAGATGAACAAGATTATGAACTGTTTGGAGTTGAAACAATCAATAGGCCACTGGGTGGAGTTTTTGTAGGCGTAAATAAAGCTGTAGGCAAACACCATTGGGAAGTGTTCAATGATGAAGGACGAGACAGCCGTGTAGGAGAGTTAATAACTACAACGCTAAAACCACAAACAGAAGCCGCCGGCGACTTTGACATTGAATGGGCCAACAATCCTGGCACATTTCCGTGGCAGCAAAAAACCTTGACAGATTTTAGAGTATGGTTAACAAACAACGGGTTTGATCCAGAAGATAAAAGTCTAACCATTGGACATCCGCAGGTGGCACAGGTAGATTTAATCCGTAGTTTTGGAACAGATAACTATGTAGATATATGGAACACCTTAGGAAGTCATCTTAACGTGCATAAAATACGCACCAGTGATGCAACAGCTACATACAGTTATAATTGGACAGATGCAGATTATGCAGATCAACAAATTAAAATAATACAAGGGACATGATATGAACTGGATTAAAAATTTATACAATCGTATTCGTTTAGAAATACGCTATCGTAAAAAACTAAAAGAACTACGTAAACGAGATCCTTTTATCTACAAATGAAGTTGAAAACATATTTGGGTGTCAGTGCCGGGTTTCACGATGCCGCTGTGAGTGTAATTCAGTCTGACGGCAGTGTACTTTTTGCCGGGCATGCAGAACGCTACAGCAAAAACAAAAACGATGCACATCTAAATGATTCGATCATTGCAGAAGCAATGTCATACGCAACTCCGGATGTGATTGCATACTATGAACGTCCGTGGGTCAAAAAACTACAACAACTATATTCGGGACAATATGAGGAAGCCTTTGATTTTGGGAATTTTACTTTGGATCAGTATTTGCATAAACATCTATCTGATACTGTTCATCGGCAGCAACTACTACGATGCCCTAGAAAATATATGTCCCATCATCATAGTCACGCCGCCGCAGGATTCCAATCCAGCCCCTATAACAGGGCCACAGTGGTTGTAATTGATGCCATTGGTGAATTAGACACCGTAACTATCTGGGGAGCAGAATATGATCGATCAGGCATGGCAACGTATAAAAAACTTTGGACACAGCGTTACCCACATTCAATTGGATTGTTCTACTCTGCGGCTACTGGCAGCGTTGGCCTACGCCCACTAGACGAAGAATATATCTTGATGGGTATGGCCGCATATGGCAATGCTAGTCACGCTGTTAAAATGCAAGCATTGGTAGAAGATGTAGACACCATACGCTTTTGTGAAAATCTACACACAGGAATAGACAGTCAATACCTGCAAGATTTAACTGAGTTTGATATTGCCGCAGGTGCACAAGCCATTGCGGAACAATTGATCAACAGCGTGATGCGCAGAGCCAGAGACTTTGGCTGGAGCAACAACTTGGTCTACATGGGCGGTGTTGCTCTCAACTGTAGTGCTAACCGCAACCTAGGAGAATACTTTGATAATATTTGGATTATGCCTTGTCCTGGTGACGCTGGCAGTAGTTTGGGCGCGGCAGCACTTGCATACGGAAAACAGATACATTGGAAAAACGCCTATTTGGGTTGTGTTATTCCGGGTGCTTATCCTGTTGCTGATATTGTATCTTGCTTACTAAGCGATAAAATTGTTGGTGTTGCTAGTGGTCGTGCTGAGTTTGGCCCTAGGGCTCTCGGCAATAGGAGTTTATTAGCAGACCCGCGTGGTGCAGACATAAAGGATCGTGTAAATGATATTAAAAGACGACAGCAATTCAGACCATTTGCGCCGGTTATTTTGGAGGAGCATGTTGATATGTATTTTGATATGCCTCATGGCTTCCATAACAGTAGGTATATGCAAGTCATCGCTCGCTGTAGGCATCCTCACATATTTCCTGCTATCGTTCATAGGGACGGCACTAGTAGGGTACAGACTGTTCCTAAGGATGGCTCCGGAATAAGACAACTGCTAGAAGAATGGTACAAGGCAACAGGTTGTCCTATGTTGCTTAACACAAGTCTTAACATACGTGGCGAACCCATGGTAAATGATCGTGCAGACGCAGATAGATTTGAACAATTATACGGAGTAAAAGTCTGCTCATGACTGATAAACAAGTATTTCCAATCAAAACAGACACAGGATGCTTGCTCAAGTGGGCCTGGAGCACTGTGTACTTAAATCAAGGCACAAGTGCTAGTTGTCACCGTACAGACCAACAACCCATACCTCCAGACAACTTTGAAAGTTTTCATAATCTGCCAAACAAAATAGAAGCCAGGCAAATGATGTTGCGTGGCGAATGGCCACAGGGTGGTTGTCAGTACTGCGAAAAGATTGAAACAGCTGGCGGCATGAGCGACAGACAATATCAATTACATGCTCGTCATGACCTGGATCGTACTCCGCACGAGTTGTTTAAAGATCCAACTACGTTGGAAGTTGTACCTACCATATTAGAAGTATATTTCAACAATGTATGCAACATGGCCTGCTTGTATTGCGGCAGTCACTTTAGTACAAAATGGGAAGAAGAGAACCGACGATTTGGTGTGTTTACACAAGGCAATGTAAACTTTGGGCACAACACACAATCTAATCCCAACTATGAGCGCATGCTGGCAGACTTTTGGCGCTACCTGGAAGAGAAAGATCGTTACAAACACATACGCTACTATCAAATACTGGGTGGCGAGCCTTTCTTCCAGGATGAGTTTGACATCAGCATGGACTTCTGGGAAAGTCATCCCAATCCAGAACTTACATTTAACATTATTACCAACCTAAAGGTACCACCTAAAAAGTTCCAAGCCTACATTGATCGCTTTGGCAAGATGGTTGAGTCTGGCGCACTAAAACGATTGCAAATCACAGGTAGTATAGATGCCTGGGGACCACAAGAAGAATATGTGCGGTGGGGATTAGACTTGGCCGAGTGGACAGAAAACTGGGAATATCTACTAGACAAAGACTGGGTTGTGATGTGCGTGAACAGTGCAGTGTCGGCATTGACAATTAAAACAGCACCTGAGCTAGTGGAAAAGATAAACGAGTGGAACGATCGTCGCAATCCGTGGAATCCTATTAGCTACAGTTTCATGAGTGTGATGACCCCGCCTGAAATGGTTCCAGACATATTTGGACCAGGCGTGTTTGAACAGGACTTTGCACGTTTACTGGCCGCAATGCGAGAACGCAATCCCAGCGAAGTCAGTGCTAAAGAACACATGCGTGGCATTATGAAACAGATTGTAGCAGGACCTCGCAACGCAGAACGTATTGCTGATTTGAAAGTTTATCTGACTGAAATAGATCGACGTCGTGTCACTGATTGGAAACTGTTGTTTCCGTGGCTGATAGAACTATAATAGTCTAGGTTGCTGGGTGCGGACCGTTGGTTGTCCATCTGTTCAAGATCTAATGCTGCCAACACATCCTTACTAGTGGTTGGTTCACGCAATGCTCGGCCTTGTACATGAATCAAGTCCTGTGCTTGATTATAATGCCAACCCGGATCAATTAGTTCTAACCTATTATTTAATAATACGCCAATACTGGTAAAAACACACTTAGGTGGAATTAACAAATTTTTAACGTTGTCAAATTGTTCCAAGGATATTGCGTTTATTAATGATGTCAGCCCAATAGGTCGATCCTGGAAGCACAGTTCAAATGCTCCGCCGCATAGATATACATTTTCAACGTCAGGATACTGTGAATTGAGCAAATATACCACCTGGTCCAGAGTCCAGGCCGCAAACATTTTCTGATCCTGTCTGAGAGGCATAGTTAACACAGCCGGATTAGTGACTGGTGTATCATGAAGTATAAATTGATTTACAACAGGTCCATGATGGTTGTCAGAGATTATCTGTGCATGTTCTTGTGCCAACCAGGCTGAACCTGTGTAGGCTGGAACAGCAGGATTGAGATCGGGATTGAACACCTGTCTACTGTTGTGCCAAATTGGCGATTCTATTGGCGTTGCTGATGTTCCGTGCAATTCGTATTCTGTGTAAGATGCAACCACTATGCACTTTACAAAATCTTGTTGAATAAACTCGGCTAAGTGTTTAAACATTTGATGCGGCCGATGGCCAACTGGATCTAGCCATGCATCAATGACAATAACCGCACTTGGAGTTCGAAACTTACTGGACATGACACAGTTCTACTAAACTGGGATTAAACTGTATGCGTCCTGCATATTCCGAATATGCTGTGCCTAAAAAGTACATGGCTGCTGAATGATCTGTATGAGAGATGTTGCCAATCACATCATGTTCAGCATAATTGACCCATGTGCCCCAATCTTCTAAGCGGTTAATCACTCCGCTAAATCCCATATCAACACATAGTCGACAGAAGTTCTGCATGTCTTGATAGTTGTCTTGCTGTAGCACAAACTTTAACAGTACTTCTGCACCTGTACGTTCTACAGTGCCCTGCAACCAAGTTAAGTTGGTAATCAACTGTGACCACTGTCCTCCTAGACGCACACGTTCATATACTGGAGCAGAGCCTGCATCTATGCTGATAAAATACTGTGTAATGTGATCAAGTATAGGAGAATCATCCAGTTGTTTTTTCAATAACAAGCCATTGGTGAACAACCGAATAGTTTGATTGGGGCCTGGACAAAATTCTCGTATCAATGGTCGCATAATAGCACTGGCCAACGGATCGCCGTTGCCACTCATTACAATGTGGCAAGGTTCTTTAAATTCTTCTAACAAACGACGTATGTGTTGTACCTGTGCTAGTTTGCGATCATACTCGTCGCCAGAGTTGATCATTATTGCCGCAGGCCTGCAACTTGGGCAACGTAGATTACAACTTTCGTCAACGTTGATGCTGACCACGTGTGTTGTATCTATTTTGCTAGAGTGTACCACACCACATCGATCAACAGCACAATGTGTATAAGCACCAGAATCAATGTCGGCTTGTAATGCCAATGCTGACTTGCTGTTCCATACACTGGCCAATGAATCAAAGTCTGAAATTTGTCCTACACTGATTGGCAACCATGCTTCGCATCCACATACAAAACAATCACCTTTCCAGTCTATAACCAATTGGCGACTGGGTGCATTGCAGTGATTGTCAATTGTTAATTTTAAATCTGCATTGCGCGGTATTGAATTGTAGGAGTGCCGGTTAGCAATTGGAATGACAAACATTATAGATATGTTTCTAAGCCGCCTCGGCGTGTCAAGTCCTGTGTACAGCAACTGATGCCACCATCCCAGAAGTAACTATGACGCAGTTCACTAATAATTGGATTGATACGATGCCGTTTACAGAAATCAAACACATCTCTGTTGTACGCACTGAAGATAACATTTTCTTCGTCCAGCACTAAACAATTGACATCAAACACTGTTTCGGCAACAAAGCCGGTCCATTTGTTCAAGTATGTGTCAACAAACTTTGTAAACTCCTGTGTGGGGGTTTGTCCTTGCACATACCATGCTCCAGGGCTTTGTTCGTACTTGAACTTGCCTATTTCCATGGCTGCCCAGATACTGCTATCCCAAATCTTTAGCACTTCCCATCCTGGAAAGTCCTTGGCAAGATCTAAGTTGACATCGTGCTTGCTAGACAAAATAACACCGGGCTTGAGAATAGCAAACACAGCATCGCCGTGGCCGTCTGTTACTGCTTCGTGTATACGATACTCTGGGCCCAAGCAGTTGTCCACAATCCAACGTGTTTGTTCTGGCTTTAGATAATCACTGTTGTCAAAGAATACGTCACGCCCTACACGCACAATACAACTAGCACTTGCTTGGTTAAGAATGCAGTCAGCATCCCACCGACCGTTATGTGGACTGATCACTTGGTCTGCATATTCTGCACAAATGTCGTCCAGTTCTTCCATTGGTAACACACGCAGTAACTTTTGTCCCAGACTAATTTGCCAATCACGTGGAGTCAACGGAGGCAAAGGTGCACCACCGTTTTCTGTTTGCCACCACACAAATTGATCCTTGGGTGGTAAGTTGGGACGACGTACACGAGCACCATAGGTTTCGATGGTCTTTTGCAGGTTGTTTAAATCTTCCTCAGTCTCGGCTAGAATTTGTTGTAGTTGATTGCGCACCTGCGGATTGTCAATAAAGTCAAAATAATCTGGACTGTAAGCACGACCCACAATAACTTCTTCTAAGGGTTGCCAACTGGTGTAGGAATTAATCATTGTGTATTCTTTCTAATAGAGTATTTAATCTGTGGGCTTTTGAGCTACAAAATAACTGTTGGTTGTGTTCAACATCTGATCGGCAAGATTCAAACCAGGTGTGCAAGTCTTGCGACTTTAGTTGTGCAATTGTTTTACGCACAGCAATCCAACGTTCAGTATTATCTTGTATTGTATCGTAACTGTTGTCTACGACATGATCAAATGTACGATAACCTAGGTCTCGCAATGCAGACAAGGATCCAGGGCATCCTACTACAACAAAAGGTTGTCCGTGTTTGATTGCTTTGAATGTTTTTTCAGTTAAAAACGCACCACCTGATCCGTCTGCATCAAAGTGTGTTTCTAATACTATATTACAGTAACTATCTGTAAAATGATTGGTTTCTATTAGGTGATGATCGTTGTGTTGTTCGTGTGTGAGTGCATCGCATGTGTATGGACCGTTGCTTAAAAACTGTTTGATGTCTTCTCGAATTTCAAGAGTATCAACCTCAATGGGATTGTCAGTTTCGGCTTCATCTGTCACAATGTCAGTTCCGTAACTCCAGTAACTGTTGTCTAGTAATCCCTCACGGTGTAGGTCTGTCATCACAGTGGCCCTCCACCATTTGTGTGTTCTGCTTAGTACTGTAAAGTCACGCAATCGTCGATTGGTGTGTACAGGTGTTGGGGGTATTTGTTGATTGCGATGCCAGTATAGAAGTTCGTGATCTGGAAAATACACAAAGCCTGGAATGCCATTGGCTGCTGTATTGCCACTGACAAACCGGTAGCAGTTGGGTGGCAGCAAATGATTTTGACACAGTTCGTCTAGTCGATCTTTGATACGGAATGGATTGTCACCTTCGTGATAGTAAAACAGCACAGTTAGTTCTTCTCGACGCAACTGACGTCGTACCACCTCAGTCATTAAAGCAAAGTAATCAACATCAAAGTTAAAAAAGCCTAGTCCTACTGTGTAGTAAGCACCACTTGTAAGATTGCTAAGATCAGATAACTTATACTTGATGCCGTGTGTGTTGAAATGTTCGTACAACTCAGCAGGAACTGTATTGGGCCAATGCTGTACAAATTCACGCCATTCTGCAGTGTAAGGTTGTGCCTGCCACCGTGCTAGTGCAGGATATGCTTTGTTACGAACTACGCGGTCAGCAACAAAGTTATTTGCGTAGTCCATGGAGCATGCTAGTTAGTTCTGGCCATAATACGTTTGTCAGGCCACCCCTGTAAAAATGGCGGAAGTTGTGTTCCACGAGAGGTAAACACGCACGATGTATTGATTGGCGCTCTCTTGCACTTTGATTGTCTAGATCTTTTAGTAATCGAGCGACCTTTTCCACACGTAGCACGTCGTCGGTTTCGGCATCATAGCTTTCATCAAATATGTCATCAAAAGTTTTAAATCCGTAACTGCGCATATACTCTAAGCTGTGGGCAGGTGCAACCAATACAAATGGCATTTCTAATGCAATAGCTTTAAATGTTTTTTCTGTTATGTGTGTTCTGCGTCCAAAGTATACAGTTTCGGTAGGAACATATACCAAACTGTCTTGTGCTTCTGCATAGTTACCTAGCCAGCAACTGGTCATCTGTTGTGATTCTTCTCCTGCAAACAATCTTGGCAAGGCAGCATGTTCAAACACTTGCGAAATATCTGGATATGTGTTACAATACTTGTTGGCCACAACACTTATATCAACATTTTCGTATTGGCATACTCGTGGCACACTGATATGATTGTGTTCTAAACCTTGTTTGAATACATTATACAAAAACAACACACGATGATCACGCTTGCCACCTACAATACGATTGGGACTCATAAAAGTCCGTGTGGGCGCACGATCTCTTGCTCGAGGAATTAAGAATGACTTGTCATAACCGCGGAACCAGTCTTGACAGGCCCAGCCGTGGTAAAAATAATAGTGACTTTTCCATCCGTATGTTTCACATAGACGTTCAACATACTCGCCATGTTCACTTACAACAACATGACCAAATTGGGTTGGCTTTACTTGATTATGTTGATGCCACCACAAATCTATATTCCGTCTTGCTACATCATCAAACAATGGCCGATATTCTTCCGTCCAGCACGGCTCTTGATCGTGCATCCATACATAGTCAGTTTCTATAATG